CACATCAGCCGGAGGATACGGGCGGACGGCCCGCTGGTCCATCACAACGGAGTCAACCGGGGCATCTGCGATGGCCAGGGGGCCCTGGCCGCTGGCTGTCAGGATCTTCACATCCACTTCGTCGCTGACGACATACTCCACGTCATCGCTGGCCGCGTATCCGTCCCAGATGATTACGGTCGCGTCATCGGCGTGCTCTGCCGGCACTGTGTCTAGGCACCCGCGCCTGATCGTGGCCACGCCGTCAGTGATGGACTCGATGACGACGATTTCGTCATCGACTTGGGCCAGGCTGCTGGCGGCAAATTCGTCAAGGTCAACGCCGTCCTTGAGCGTTGCGGTCGTGTCGAGGGGTCCGATTGCGCCATCCAACTTCGCGCATGGGCAAAATTCCAGTGCGCCGCCCTCTGCGTATCCCGACCCGGAATCAATCTGGAGTTCTGCGTTGATTTCGGACGCTGCCCGTCCAGCCGCCACTATGAGGTAACCAAGCTCTGGCAATCCAGATAATTTTGTGGCCGCGTCCACCTCTCCGAGTTGGCGCACGATCTCGTAGTAGGGCGCTTCCATGACCAGCCTGGGCGTTGCTGGAAGTGGAGGCGCGGACGGGTCTTCCCATTCTGTCTGTTCGGCCTCGACGTAAGTGATGTCAGGCAAGGCGAAAACATCCTGAACACATTGGATACGGATTACGTTGTCCACGCCATCGCCAAACGCAATTTCGGCAACGCGCATGACGTATGATGTCGCAGCGCCCGTGCCGTTCTCGCCTTCTTCCGTCCAATTCCATTTGAAAACGTCACCTATGTTAAGCCATGCGGCGGCACGGGTGGCGTAAATTGTCGCCGTAACGAGCGGCGTCGAAATGGATTTGAGATCGCGAGCCGCAACCCTGGAAATAATGGCCGCGTTTGCGAATCCGGGGTAGTCCACAGACGCGGGGATAATTACCCCTTGCTGCTGAATCATCGCCAGGTTCTGAAGAGTCACCGTCTCGACCTGGCCAGTCTCGTTCGAGTTATAGCTGACCGTGATTTCATTAGCGAGTTCGGCCAGGGTCTGTTTTGTGTATCCCTCGACGCGACTGATGTTCGATTTGTCGAGTACAAGCAGGGCGGATTCGTTGTATCCGCCACGGATCAGTTTGAGTTCAAACTTCCCCGTCGTTCTGTCCACATAGAGAGCCGCATCAATGTGTCGCAGAATTTCGCCAACGAAATCCTCGATGCTCGTTTGTTGACTCCAAAGGATAGATATGCCCATTTTTTCCGCGAATAGCGTGTTTGCTGCCGAGACAAAGGATTCGCCCATGTCCGATTCGGGATAACCCATGCCCCAATTTGTATCTGTCAGGCACTCGCGGATAATGTGGGCTGGATTCATATCTCTAAAGTAACCCTCGACATCCCACCCTGGGTCAAAAAAGCCCTGGCGAAAAACGATTTCTCCGTATTTGGTGACTATCAGGGGCGGATTGATGCCTTCAAATGAGTTTTCAATTTGATACCCCTTAATGCTGGAGAGTGACCCGCCCAGTTCAACAAATCCGACAACTCCATTGTAAAGCAAAGAAAACTCAATTATATTATCGCTTTTCTGTACGATAGAAACTGAATACTGCATGCCAACAGTAAGTGGTGTCGCAGCCAGTACCGCGCCTCCAAAATAGGGCAAATCTCCGTGTGGTTTCGACCATGGCCGAAATTGAAAGATTGTACCACCGGAACTGTTTAGAAAGTTCATTACGGCTGAGTCTCTCCCAGAAACCGTGGATTCAAGGATAAAATTAAATTCAATCTTGAATACCGCGCCAGAAAAACTACCCACGCGGGTCGCCGTGGCAGATCCAGTGCCTTGCATTGACAGGTTGTGGGTGATGCTATTCCCGAGCGCCCACCACACACCGGGCTGTGACCCGCCGGGCACAACTAGGCTCCAATCGCTAAACGGAACTACCGACTCTTCGGAAATAGGCGGATAGGAATCGTCCACGCGATAGTAGTTGATGGCTGCTTTTTGGTTGTACCACTGCGTGGTTCCGTCGCTCCTGACTCGTACCCGCTGTAATAGCCACCCCCAATCCTTTAAATACGGATTCAGCCCGACATAGACCTGATTGAGCACGGCGCAGCACACGCCCCGGAATGCCGGTAGCAAATCCGCGCCGAGCTTGGCCGCCAGGTAGGAGTTCTGGCCCTGCGTGGGCGCGCCCATCTCGATATCAACTTGCCCGCTGACGCCACCCTCGCGCGTCTCGCCGCCGAACAGGTCCGGCTTGTCGATGGTCAGCGCGCCGCCGGTGTGATTGCCGACCCAGGCTTTCTTCCCGCCGACACGGATGCGCACGAGTTTGTCAACAGGGCCATGACACAAGGCCATGTGCATGCCGACGTAGTATTTGTACCCGACGGTAACTTTTTTGCTACTGCCACCCATTTATCGCTCCTGCTCCGACCGTGCCGCTGCGGCAACCTGTAGGGCCATAGCGTCGCCTGTTCTTTCCAGGGCCTCCACGGGCAGGCCAGCGCGCAGAAACTCGGACCAATCCAAGCCGTGGCGCTCAAACCACGCACGCGCCCCGCGAGAGCACATCTTGCATTGTCGAATGTGGCGCATCGTAAATTTGACTTCGCTCATTTCTTGCCGCCTTTCTTTTTGATCGCCACGGTGCGCGTGTCGCCCCACCAAACAATGTTCTGGCCCGTGATTTCACGACTGCCGAACAAGACCGGGATTTCCCCGCCAGCCGAAGCCGTAGCCCTGGCTTCGATCTCCCCCGGCTTGGGCGAGTCGAATTTAACCTTCGGCCTAGTCAGGTAGGAGATGACCAGCGAGGCGACGAATAGAGCGATCTGGACCCACATTACACGAGACTCCTTCCGTCAAACGGGTTGCGGGACGGAATCCATGGCCAGCCGCCGAAGTTGAGAATGTTGTTGAACTTGTTCTTGCACGTTTCGCGATTGCGCCCACACCCTGGATATATGACCAAATCCGAACCGCCGTAAAAGCTTCCATAGCTCTTGCCGTAGCCCGTCGTGCCCACATAGTCGGCTAGGATAGGGGCTGGATTCGACAGCGTGATGGATGATCCCGTGTGGGCAGAAATGAAGCGCATAGTCCCATCGGCCAGGGCCAGGAAACCGCCGGTAAAATAGCCGTTCGGGTGCGCCGCCGCCTCGGGGATTGTGACCACCGTGCGTGCCGCATTGATTGCCGAGACGGTCCCGGCCACGGCATAGGTCGCTTTGTCCACGCCGCACCGCTCCGAGTAGAGTGCGTGCCTGCACATGCGCTGATAGCGGGCGCGAAGGCCTGGACGCTTCAGCGATGTGAAGACGGACTCGCAGGACAGTTTCGCCGTCACGTTGTCGGGCCAATCCACCAACACAACACGACCCTTCCAGTAGACGACGACTCCGGCGGCCCCGACATGCGTGCGGAAGACGGTCAGGGTGACAACGTGTTCAGGTTGCCCGGCCAGGTAGAGCAGGGAGAGTTCGCACGTCCTGGGCAACAGCACTTCGAGGGGCGACTTGCCGAGCTCCTTGGTCTGCTGCATATCGTCACGGCCAACCGGAAACGCGGTGTAGGTTTCGCCGTTGTAAACGACCTCCGGGCCGCTGCTATAGGTCCAGACCTGGCCGCCATGGACGAACCGGAAAAGTTCGACAGGGCGGCCGCCGTGGACGGAGGATTCGAGATCGGAATACGTGCTCATGCCGCTACCCCGAAAAGGCCGTCATAACCCGGCATCACTACGGTAACGATCTTCTGGCCGTCCCACATCGAAGATGCGGCGTGCCGCCCATTTATGAAGTAGTCAAAGCCAATCACCCGAAACCCCGACGGCTTTGGCCAAAAAAGGCGCTTCCACCAACTACTCCGTCTCTCGCGCCCATAGCCGGAATAGACTTTTTTGATTTCACATTTATGTTCGGTCATTTTCTTTTTGACCTCCGACCAATTCAACTACATATCGACTTTATTTTTCAACCCGCTACGTGTTTCTTTTTAATATAAAAAGAAACAAAAGGCAAAATAGCGCAAAAACTATAGTATCGTCGTGACCATAGACGACTCACACCTAGCATCACCAACACCCTTCCATTTTAACTTTATCAAATCCCCGGAAAATCTACACAAAGACAAGAAAGAGATACGAACTACATCAGAAAATCCCAAAGAGGCGTTTAATGTTAAATTTTCTTGCCCGGCAACCCCAGCAACAGCAGCATTTATCTTTCTATAAGCAACAACCCCAGAAGAAGAAAAAACAGCTATATGAGACATGCCTGGAACATTAAGACCAAACGTCCTATACCCGACGTCAGCAATCTTCAAAGTGGTAGAAGAGGAAACGGGCATCGCTGCTAATTTCAAATCGTCCACGTAGGATGGCATCCATACGGGGCGTAACGCCCCAGCACGTCTATGTAACCACTTTCTAAACTCCCAACACTTCTCCGGAGTTTTAAGAACCCATTCCCACGGAGTAAGCATTTTTGAAAAATTGGACCTAGAAAAAGAAGCCCAAGCACCCATTCCTGGATCTATAATATCCAAAGGATAAGACATTTGACGTTTTATGGAACTAGAAAAAGTCCCCAAAGGCTCCAATAAAACGTCATACCCCAGGTACTGCATTTCAGAAGCTGTAGTGGATAGTTCCGAATTATCCACTACTTGGACAGACAAAGAATAAGCCAAATCATTTCCAATATAGTCTTGTCGGTCTATCTGGTTCGATATTCTTGCCCTTCGTAACGGCAAAACCCAGGAACCGGCGGCATACGTGGAAATGAGAGCATTCGAAAAAGATAACACACTCTCCGTTATTTCAGTAATGTCCAAAACTTGATATTTAGTGGGTGATTCGTATATTAAAGCATTTTCTCCATAACGCCAATCTCCATAACGCCAATCTCCATACACCAATCCGGCTCCCGCATCTGCGGGAGCCGATATGGATACTGCTTCGTGCCAATTAGGCCACGCCCACATCCTATTTTGCCAAGACGCCAACAACACACGAATTTTAGACATTTGCAAAATGTCTTTCAAAAACACAGAAGCCTCAAAAGATTGACGCGGCTCCTGGCGTACTTGAATCCGTTGCTCTTCACCATCATACGCCTCTATAATGTCAGTCATCCACTCCAACGATTCAATCATATCTAAATCAGGACGCCATACCCATACAGGATAGTCCATAACACCCCCTACAGCCCAAGCATACGACGTACTGCTGCGGGATTTCGACGTATGTGGTTAAACGTCATCTGCTCCCCCTCGGAACCGGATAGCTCATTAGAGAGCGTTTTACGATCAAATACATTGACCACCTTACTCCCTTTCTGGGAGCGAATGGCAGCAACTACTTCTCTCAATAACGCCGCCGTTTCGTCCTTTGAAGAAGAATCAGATTTACTCCCATTTACCACAGACACGCCCAATTTATTATCAGGAGTACGAGCCAGCGGCATTACGGCTTCCCATCCAGCCTCTCCCATAAGCCCTGCGCCTTTTGCCATAGGAAATAACGTGGGTTCTTTTATGATAGAAGATGAATACCGAGAAATACCCATACCGCTAGACTCAAAGACGTTTCCTTTAGCCGAGGCCACAAGACTTAACAAGGAAACGCCCATTTGCGCGAATCCGCCTATGTCTCCAGCACCTCCAGCTTGAGACCCCCACAAAGACGAGGGCGAACTTCCATATCCAGACATGCCGCCGGAAAACGATGTTCCTGTTAACAGCCCTACAACCTCGATCAACGCCTTTTGCATAAAAAGCCGCGTCAAATCCTGAACAATGGACAGAGCAGCGTTGTGTATAGACCCTTTGATAACGTCCCAGGCATCAGAAATGGATGCCTGTCCCGTTACCATATCCCCAACAAACTGACCCATGGCTTCACTAGAGGACTTTATTGCGTTGGGCAACAAGTCCTTATAGAAATCCACCATTTCCATATACGAATCAGAACGAAATTGTTGTAACCCAATTTCAGATAAAGTTCCAACATCCATATCCGCCATCGCTTTATTTTCTTTAATTTGCTGAGAAATCGCCTCCATCTGCGCCATTATGTTTGCACGTTCTGCTTCCGTTTCCGCTAACTGGAGTTCTATGTCTAGCATAGCCATTTGGCCCTGTAGTAAATCTTCATGAACGCGGAAATACGCCTCAATGTTACCGACGTTGTAGGTGTTTTCCATAATTTGGCCAAGAGCGTCTTCCCAAATAGCTTGCTGTTCCCGCAATTCTTCTATTTCTTCTCTGAAAATACGAGCATCGGCCAATTGTAACTGACGCTGTTTCTCTGCGGCATCAAGATTAGGGTCTTTTTGTATTTGGTCTCTTTGACTTTTCAATAACTCCATAGTGGCTGTATATGAGCCTCTGCCCAAAACATTCGCCAAGTCAACCGCGTGTTCCAGTTCTTTATTAGTAGATTCCCACGCTTCGGCGTATTTGGCTGCGCCAATACGCAATTCATATTGCTTTTCTACCAACCGGACTAAATTGTCATAGAACGAATTGTCGGCCCCCACGCGGTAGTATTCTTTGCGAATGTTTGTCAGCTCCTTCGCTTTCTCTGCCTGTAGGGTAAGAACCTCCAACGAAGCCGCCCCGATGCCGGAGGTGGCCACTTGCGCCTCTTTCAGCTGGATGAGATAGCTGTTCATCGCATCCCGCATTTCGTCTGCGAAATTCTGGGTCACGAGTTCCTTCTGAAGATCGCGCCACTGAATCAACGCTGGTGGGATGTTGCCCAATTCCGCAGCGATTTCGGAAAACTTGATATCCACATCCATCAGTTCCCGGTCCAGGTCACTCATAGTGAGTTTGGCCAGGTCTTGATTAATGTCGTTCAGCTTCTTCTGGCGTTTGTTGTACATGTCGGACGTTTTCTTGTCCTCACGCGCCTGCTTGTCCATAATTTCTTGTTCTTCCTGGTCACGATACTTCTTGGCCAGGGCGAACTGCTCTTTGGCCTGTTCTGCCGCCCTACGGGTTTCTGCCGGCAATAAGTCCATACCCGGCAAGTCTTCTCCCCTGGAAAGTGTTTCTGCCTGTTCCTTGGTAAGGTTATATTTCTGAAGAACGCCAACGCCTGCAATGATCTTGGCGTTGTAGTCGTCATTCAGCTTGTTAATGGCGCGTTGTGTATCGTCTATCTTGGCAACAGATTTCTTCCACTCCTCGAAGCCCTTTTCCCGCGTTTCCCGCAGCATCTGTTCCTGCTTTTCCTGCCTCTGGGCCGCTTCCAAGGATCGCGCTGCCGCCCCTTCCATGTCACGAGACATCTGGGCCGGATTGGCTAGGCGGGCAGCTTCCTTCTGCCTCTCATCCCGCGCCTTGAGGATGTTGTCAATTTCCTTCTGGGCTTCCAGCATCCCTTCCCATTTTTCGCCTATGGTGGTTCCCTCTTTGAACCCAGTACCCATAAAGCCGCCCAGTTTGGAATCTAGGCGCAGTTTGTCGCCCCACCCGATTTCCCCGGACTTGAACAATTCTGTGACCTGGTCCTGAAGACCGGACCTTCCTCGTAAGTTGGCAAATTTGGCAACGCTGCCGATTCCGGACACGATAGTTCCCGCAAGCTCGCCAATAGCCCGCATATTTTCCTTCATATTGGGATCGTCCAAGACGCGGGCAAACTCTCGCAGAGCTTCGGTCATGGCGTTGAAAAATCCGCCATTACCTATTTCCAACTTGAGGTCCAAAATGGCGTTGTTGAAGCGGTTCAGTTCCGCACGAGCCGACTGGGAAGCGTCTTCCACGCCCCCGGCAAACTGCTCTCTCATAGCCTTTACGAAAGCGGGCATGAATTCAGAAGTAAACAATTGGCCGGATTCGACCAGTTTATTGAACTCGCGTTCTCCCAAGCCCATCGCTCTTGCAGCTATCTGGAACGCGCCGGGAATCTGGTCACCCAACTGGCGGCGTAGTTCTTCCATAGAGACTACGCCCTTGGAGATCATCTGCTGAACAGCGTATAGGGCCATTTCCGTTTTTTGCGAGGAAAGGCCCAAAACCGTACTCGCTTCTGCGATAGCGAGAAATGTGTTTCTCGCTCCCTCGCCTTCCAGCACCGTCCCTTTAGCTGCCGCCGTAAGGGTTTTGTACCCGTCTGCCGCTACGAGCAAATCAAGGCCCAGGCGTTTTGACTCCTCCCGAAGGAAAGACATTTCCTGGGCCCCTAGTGTGGCCGATCCCGTAGCCGCCTTGAACGTGTTGTTGATGGATTGCATTTCCAAGTTGGCTTTGTAGACATTCTTGCCCAACTCGTAGATTTCCATGGCCGCTCTACGAAGTATTTCCAACTTGAGAACGCCGGAAAGGAAATTAACAGAAGACGCCATAGAGTCAAACGAAGAGGAAGCCGACTTGGCCGCACTTCCTGTTCTCTTCGTTTGATTCTCGGCATCTTTGGACGCTTTGGTCAAATCTTTCAAGGCTTTGGTGCTGATATAAACACCATCAGCACGGACTTCGATTCCTAAAGAGGCAATATCCAGTCCACCAGACATACGTCACCGCCTTTATTTACTTCTTGCCGATAATTGGTCCAAATACTTTGCGTCCATATACCTTATGGCATCTAACACAAATGGAGAGAATCGGATTCCTGTTAGTTGTGAGTAGGCCAGAATTTCTTGGTAGGAAATAGGACTTGGAGAAAAGCCATTCCCACCGACTCCGTTCCGTAAGTTCCAAAAAAGGTCCCATACGTACTCACCCCCGTATGGGACCTTTGGCGGTTCCGGATACCCAGACAACTCTATTGGTGTGTTCTGGGTTTTAAGGCTTTCAACATGTTGGCGCAGGCTTACTCCGTCCTTGTCCGGATAATCCCACACCACTCTAGCATAGACGGCTTCTCCCAGACCGGCTATGATTCCCTGAAAAAATTCCTACGGTCCTCCAAGAAATCCTGAACCTGTTCACGGAGCCAGGCGTTGCCGTGGTACAGATTGAAGATGTTCGTCTTGGTGGATGCGTATTCTTCGCCCTTAACAAAGAAGTTTTTGATTTCCTTGGTAAGGCCGACGAGTTTTTCCAGTTGCATCTCGTTCAGTTCAGCGGACGAGATTTTCTGGACGCCGCGCTGCTGGATGCGCTGAAGACGTTTGTCCGACAGTTTGGCGTCCAGTTCCTGCGATTCCTGGCTATCGGGACCAAACAGGGTAATGGTTGCCCCGGTCAGCTTCCCGGTAATGGGATGGCGGACGTTCATGACAGCCATGCCCATAAGATTTTCCTGAATGTCGCCCAGATCAAGGGCATCAAAGTTCGTATTCTCTTCCATTGCCGCTCTCCTTTAGAAATTGGTTGGTGTTACTTACGCCGGGGTGCGCGTAATCTGGATGTTGGTACCCGTCACGGAGTCCAGAAGGGCCGTGAAGGGCATATTCATAACAATACGGCCCTCGTTCTGGGCCGGAATGTCGCCGCCCGAATACTTGATGCGAGGCAGCAAAATCGTCAGATCATTGCCCAGAGGATCGGACAAGCCGATGGACAACGAGGATTCGGTTTCAGCGATGAACTTGTTCAGCAGAGTCGTGTTCTGGAAAGCCGCGCTGACCGTTCCGGATACCTGACAACGACCTGCGTTGATATCCACGGCAGAATCGCTACCCAGGGCGAAGAACGGGTCCAGGGAGTTCTGAAGTTCCAGGGTAATGGCGCTGATGGCGGCGATAGAAACGCCGCCCTCTTCCAGGGAACCGCCGAAGCCGTCAAACGGGGAGTTGGCGGCAGCAGCTGCGGGCGAACCCAAGGAGGTTCCGGAAATGGAGGTTCCCATGCCCACCAGACCGAAAGAGCCGGTGATCATGCCGTTCGGGGTAATGTTCAGGCTCATGGAGTCGATCATAACGCCAGTGAAAACCTGATACTGGGAAATGTCCGTGAATCGACGCTCCATTGTAAACGACTTGTATGTCGTTCCGGCTTTCAGTACGTTGGTGGTCCAGGAACCGAACAACGCTGCGGCCAGAAGATCGTCAAACGCGCCGTAGGAAAGTTCAAACCCCACTTCACCTTCCACCTTCTTGGCGCCATGACGAAGGTCCGAAATCTGACGATCCGAACGCAGTTCATTGGACTGGAAACTTTCTTTGGTGAGGCCCAGGGAACAGGTCGTGTGCCGGATGGCCGTCATAGTCGGCGTGAGCGGCGTGGTTCCCATAGTGACTTCCGGAACAAACGAAAGTCCGTGAAATCCACCAGTTGCGAGTGCCATACATAACCTCCTAGTTACTGGCGTAGCAGTTCCATGCTACAGAAATAGGTGTGATAAAAAAAGAACCATCTTGCCAACCCGCCGAAGGCCAGGCCTTCTCAATCGTAACCGCACACGTTCCATCAATCAAGCGCGTCCCACGCTTAAAAGCATTACACAGGGAATCCACCATCTTGGTAGGCTTTCCCCAAGCAGCGTCCAGGGGATAGTGTAAGGAAAATTGGAAAAGGCCCTTGTTTTCGTTTAAGGCATCCACGCCTAATCCTGCGGGCCACGGCTGGGCGGGAAGAAAATCTACACGGACCCAAGGCGTTCCAGCAGGCGGTTTGAAAATTCGATTGGGTTCTGCTATGCCTGGGGCCGTGGTTTGCGTAGCGGCCCACGTTTTCAAAGTAGCTATTCCCAATTTCAGTATGGTAAAGTACAAATTATCCATTATTCCCCACCTACTGTAATGTTGCCTTTCTTGATTTCAGAAGCAACCCGCTGGACTGCTCTGTTGAACTCGCGGAGAGTAATACGCACCATTCCAGAAGGGGCCTGTCTTCTACTCCATCCATATTCCAGTCTTATAGCGTAAACGACGTTGTTCGTCAATATGTAGCTTTTCGTGTTTTCGACGTTTGCTGTTTTGACTTTCATTATCATTCGGCTTTTTGCTTTGGACTTACCGGTTCCGTCTGATGTGACGGGTCCGGGGTCTTTATCCAGATTGCTCGACGGCGTGGAGGATGGGGAATTCAGACCCACCACCCAATTAGACCTGGCGCGGCCCGTATCCACAGGAGTGCGCATAATTACACGAGAAAATATGTCTATGACGATTTTCTTGACGGCAGCACTGGTCTTAATTCCCGTCATCTTACACCAGTTGTCTACCGTCATTGAAAACTGCCTACCGCCCCCAGAATAAAAAGAAAACCGATCCCCCCGCGAAAAATTACCAGGGCGGGAGGATACGGCACTGACGGTTCTAAAAGCCATACTAACTCCTGGACCGCAGATGAAGCATCGGCCAGTATATCGGTTCCCCGTCCGGGGCAAAGGGGTTCGCCTTTACTATCACGTAATCATTGGTGGCTCCCGCCATGCCCGTAGGCACGCGGACAACGTCCCCAGCGCAGGGCCTGTGCCCGGCTATTTCGAAGCTCTCTGCGCCAGCTACGAGGTAAAAATCGTTTTCCATTACCGCGTAAAAATCATCCACCTTACTAAAAGCCCAATCTTTACTGGAAAACGCCCGAATTACTGCAGGAAATGGAATAGGCACCACACTAGCAGTTACCTCCCCGTTGGCATCTGGAGCAGACCCCGCATTGGAATCATACAAAAGAGTACACGTGATTCCTTTTGCGGCAATCTTTCCTTCAGCCGCCAATCTCCAGGTATCGTATTTTCCCATTGTACGGCCTCCAGAAGTTAGGTACGCTCTACGTCAAACACATAAAGCGTCTTGGACGTATCCGCTGTAGGATCCAAAATATAGTCGGCCAGAAGACGAATAATGGATTGAAAAGGGTACTTGCCGTCATTGGGGTCCTGCTTGAACCACTCTTCTTCAAGATCGCCCAGCTTTTCACGACGAAGCGGCCCTTTCCCCGGAGTCCAATCTGGCAATAACGTCCCAGGGGCCGCAAGTTCGCGCAAAGCCGCTTCTGCTTGTGCCCTACGAACGGATTCTGGGACAGAATCAGAAGGCCAAGAAAGACCATCACGCGTAACCACGCCGGTGCGCGGAAACGAACAAGCCTGGAGAACAGAAACTTTCTGCCCCCTGTAACGGAAAGTTTCAATGTAAGCCATACCGCGAAGGGCAGCGGCGATTTTGTTTGCTTCAGAGGCACTGCCCCACGCTGCGTTACCCCTAGCCAAATGGTAGTCGTCCAAATAGCTCAAAGTCGCGTAGCTATTGGCCCCTTCGACTCCGGCCCCAGTTTCTACAACTAACGCCATGACTCCTCCCTTATATGTTTTAGCGCAACACTAGAGATACCGTTTGCGTTTGATTGCTGCCTCGTACTTTATGAGGCACAACATGTCCTCGTATGCTTCCATTTCAACCCCTTCCGAAATTTCCGAACGACCCTTTTCCAAGAGTTTTTCAAGTATCAAAATTTGACGTGGGGTATGCCAGATACAACACCCCGTCATATACGCATCGAAGGGATTTATTTTGCCTCTGGAAGCATAAGAAGATTGGCTCATAATGGGCCTACGCAGCGTGCGTTATGGTTGCGGAATCTATTTGAAAGGCTTCGCCCAAAGTAACGTCTATGTTGTTTACCTGGATATCAGCGTTCGCCACACAACAATACTCCCAAGCGGCAGTTCCGTCTGTGATGCCGCTTCCCGTTCCTGTGGGGCCTCCGGACGCTGCCGAAGTTCCAGCAGTAGTACATTTATACTGATTCGCGCCATTGGTGACAAAATCTCCCAGGGCATACGCTGTGCTTCCTGCCCACGCAGGTGCTGCCGTAGCAGTGAGGCCGACGGTGAGGCCCGTAACGACATCTACATTCACGGAACTGCGGAGGCGTGCTTCATTTGCCCTAGCGGTGGTGTCCGCAGACGGGTCCGAGGCCGACGCCGAAAGAAGCGTCCATACAGCCCCCGATACGGTGCCCCCGGCCCCTAGCGGGACCGTAGCGATCAAAGTTGCCATGCCGGTAGTACCGATCTCCAGTTTGCCGTCTGCGCCCAGGGCGTTCTTTACCGCGCTCATTCTGGCGGCTTTAATGTCATCAGGATATACAACAGCCACAGCATACTCCTAAAACAAATAATGGACCCGGTTGCTTTCACAAACGAATCCATTATGTTTGGCGTTAAACAAGGAACGCGCCTATGTCAAGATAGCAAGTTTTTAGCGGAAGCCCCACTATGACTACAAGCTACTTGGTACGGCCACCACGACGAGCCGCCTGCGACTTCGCCGGTTTCTGGACATCTTCCTCTTCCGTCTGCGGAGCATCAACACTCTCCTTCGGAGGGGCCCAGAAATACTGACCGGACTTGACACACTCCTTCGCATCCACCGCCCACATGGAATGGCGTTTGCCCTTCTGGTCGAATACGAAAAGACGATCCAGGCCGTCGCGCTGAATTACCAGGCCGTCCTCAACCACAGCAGGAGCGACAGGCTGAAGGCCCAGAGAATCCGCCAGAGACTCATCCGGACGCTCAAAAAAATACTGACCCGACTCCACTGCTTTTTCTGCGGCTTCCTGGCTGGGGGCCAGGAACTCGTTTCCCGCGTGATCATAAACTTTAACCTGTTCCATAAACACCTCTCCTTAAAAAGCCGGGGACATTTCAGCCCCCGGCTGTTAGTCATTACGCCAGCGTCACTCCCAGTTCATCGAGAACGACCCACTTGGAACCAGCCGACACCAACGTCAGGATTTCACCCGCAGCGTTGAACGTGGCCGTAGTAGCCGCCGATCCCCCCACGACGTTGGTCAACGCCATCGTAACGGCGTTAGTACCCGTCGTGGAGGTCATTTCGATAACCAGAATCTGTCCGGCCCGTTTGGGGGCCGCCAGCGTGATCGCGTAAGTATCGGTTGCGGGGCCGACGATCTTGACGTGATTGGCGTCCCGATTTATTGCCCCGGCGGCTTTGAGTTCCTGGATATTACCCTCAAGGCCCAGGTGCGCCGCTTCGGAAAGGGTCACGCTTTCCTGGCGTTTGATGCCAGAAGCCGGTTCGACCCATGCCTCCACCCTTCGTACATCACTCATGGTACCTCCTTACTTCATCGGAACTGCGTGGGCCGTGTAGTTGATTCCGGTGGCGATGTTGCCTGCCACAACAGTGTACACACGAGCGTAACGGTACAGAGCCGCATCATTCTCGTTGTCGAAGTACAGCTTGTAGCGGCCCGTGGTGTCGTCGCGGTCGCTGTCCGTCAGCTTCGTTCCCTTCGCGCCCAAGTGTAGCGCACAGGCTTCCACGATGTTGCCGACAGTACCGAAATCGGCGTCAGACGACAGCTGGACCACGATGGTGTAGGCTTCATCGCCGCTGGCGATTTCAATAGCCGACACGTTCAGGATCATACAGCCCTGGAACAAACCGGAACCCAGGTCCACGACCTTCGCGGAACCGTCAACCGTGGCCGCAGCGGAAGCGGCGATAAGGCCGGCATCCTTGAACTGCATAGCGGCGTCGAAAATGCCCTGTTTGACGAAGGGGGCCAGGCGTGCGCCCTTAACAGATTCTGCCATATCAATTACCTCCAGAAAGGGGTCAAAAGGATTACTTCACCACGGCGGCGTTCTTGATGCCCCAGAGACGGGCAGCGGCGCGACCATGGTAACAGGACAGACCAGCGTACCACTCAACACGGGTACGGTAGGCAGGCTTGGCTTCCAGTTCGCCCAGGTCACGGGCGTCGATGCCGCCGTTCTGGATGCCGGTCAACATACCTTCCGCGAAGCTGACACAGTAGATGGAAGTGCCGGTGGCCGTACCGCCGGCAGGGCAGGCTTCGTTGAAGTTCAGAATCTGCATGTCCGTGTTGTCGTTTTCGACGATCAGGATGGGCAGGTCGGCGTAGAAATACACCTGGCGTCCGAACTCGTCCTTGCCGGTGGTGATGAACCCGCCGACGGTGGTATCACGAGCGGCCTGGGTCAGCAGGCGGCGCATGGTCTTGTTCATGATCAGATGCGTGGGGTTCTGGACCTGGTCAATGAGTTCGTCCAGCTTCATCAGAGACAGCGCATCGCCATTCTGGGTGCTACCTGCGGCGATCAGCTGGTTGCCGGTGATGCGGGCCTGAAGGCCGTCGAACACGCGGGGGTTGGTCGTGGAATCGCCCTTGATGAACTGAAGGGTCCAGTTCAGCGCCAGGGCCTTGACTTTCATGGCTTCCTGAACCGAACGCTGGTCCATACCCATGGTGTCGATGATGAACTTGTCCACGTCCAGATCGCCGCCAGCGATGGTCAGCGTTTCCGTGATGGGGTTCAGAATGCCGGTGCTTTCGGTGTAGCCTTCGTTGATACCACGGAAGCCGATGCCGGGCAGGGTTTCTTCCCGATTGTACCGCAGGGCGTTGCCGGGGATGCCTTCAAACGGGAGAACTCGCAGAATCTCCGAAGAAGAGGCATACAGTTCGATGATGGCCTGGCGGACCAGATCGTCCGTCTGCTTTGCGGCCTCAATAAGGGTAAGTGCCATAGTTGTTTTCCTCCTGCCCGGCTAGGCTTCCAATTAAGCCGACTGCCTGGACATTTTAAGTTTCTCTGTCGGGGACAAGTGAACATCACCGCCCGTCGGGGCCTTGGGCCGCTTCTGGGGGTTGGGTCCGCCCGTAGAAGGCTCGAAAAGGTGCGGAGCTTCCACCATCAGACCTTCTGCCCATTCCGCCATCGTAATGGGGGCCTTTCCGTCCTTTCCGAAAATTTTGGAACCGTCAGAACCCAGGGCAACGGGGTTGCCGTTTTCGTCCAGCTTCCATGTGCCTTTTCCGCGTGAAGCAATATCCTGAATGGCCGATTTCTTGGGAACTCCCACTTCCATTACCGCAGCAATAAGGCCCTGTTCGATCAGGTGCTTTTCCAGACGGGAGGACAGCGATTTGATCGTGTTCTCTTTTTCGTCTACGCTTCCCTTCAGAGCCTTGACCTGGGAGTCGAAGTCCATGCGCATCCTTTCGGTACGGCGGGCAACCAGTTCGTCTACCTTGCCCTGATCCAAAAGGCCCTTGTCCTCCAACTCTTCCATCTTCTTCAACGCTTCCCGCGCCTTTTCCGGGTCCAGGTCTTTGTACTTGTTGTAATCAGATTTCAGGGTTTTGAGTTCCTCACGAACCGCCGTCAGGCTGTTCTTCAGGCCGGTAACATCTTCGACGCCTTCCGCATCCAGCTTGAAGCCGCCATTACCGTCTTCCACATAAAACGCACGAGCCGATTCCTGAATCTCATCCAGAGATTTCACAAAAGCCTTCAGAGCCATAGACCCTCCCGGTCTGCTTGCGGGCCACCAGCCCGACGTTGCATAAAAATAAAAACAGTCCTGCCATTTCAGCAGTAGTAGCCCTCATAATATAGAAAAAACAAATGATCGTCAATCCGAAACACCATACTTTCTTTTCAATGCGGCGACAGAAAGCGGCCTCCCCCGCTGGTCAACCAGGTCAGTAAAAGACAAGCCCTTTTCCTTCCAGACGCTCCACCTACGCTGCCCCAATATGTCTTTCTGGCGGCTTTCCGATAACCTCGCAAACCAGTCCCCATAAGTAGTGGACGCGGGAACTGCTCCGTCCATAGAAGCGCGTTTGCCCCCCTTTACGAAGTCATCATAAATCGCATCTATCTTGGGGCTGTAGCCTAACTCTTCCCACGACTTTGTAACAGGCACCAAAGTAGAACGGCAGTTCCAATGTGCCGGGGGGCCACCAAGAAAAGCCTGTGTATGTCCGATAGGCTGACCGTCCAAAGTATATAACTTTCCGTCACGAGCACGACACAATGGAGTGGTGCGATCATCAAGAGTCGCATGCCACATCATCCCCTTCATTACGTCTTCGTGTCGGCGTATAATTCGCATCCGTACATCTTCGGCTACCGCCTGTACAGACGTTCTAGCCAACGCCTCTGCCTGGCGTATGGATGTTGAGGACACGCCCCCAGAATAGTATGGCGTAGTTTTCAACTTTCCGTCCGTTCCTCTGTACTGGACGCTTCGGCTAGAAGACAGACCACGTACCCGTTCCGTCAGCTGCTTTACCGACTCGCCTTGAAGGTAGCCCATCCGAATTTCCCTGGCAAATCGTTGCTGGAAGGACTGTTTTTGTCCCTTCCACCATTCCGCAGACGGGGCACCCTCTATGAGTACGTTGGAAGCTGCTGCCACCAGTTGTTCTTCTGTGAGAGATATGGACGGAAAGGCCACGCCCAGCCCAGCTTTCAAGGCTTTGTTAAAGAAAACCACTTCTGCCCCGGCTACGGACAGCAGGGCCGACGAGTGGCTGGTTTCAAGTGTGGTGTACGTGGAGGCTACCTGTGCCCGGGCCTGGACAAGCATAGCCTCCATGCGTTTCTTGGTTCTTGCGCCTACCGTTTCCGACGCCAGAGATTCCATAAGGGACTTCTCCAATTCAAGGAGAAGTCCCGTGATCGTAAGTCTGGAATCTTCGGCTACTCGCATCAAATCTATTGTGTGGGCCACAAAGGCGTCCACCAAATAGAAATTAACAGAGGCCATGGGCTACTCCTCCGGGGTTTCGTCTTCGCCTTCCGGGGTTCCGACCCCGCCGGTGTCCGCATCCGCATTCATATCCAGAGGGAATGGCGTTCCGTCCAGAATATCCTGTTTTTCCTGTTCGGCGGTCTTCCCTTCTGGAATGAGTTCGCCCCTGGCCAGGTTGTAGAACAACGTATCGAAAGACATCAAACCGGACGCCACAAGTTTGTTAAGAGCCACAATCGTATTGGCATCCAGGGTAATGTCTACGAAGTCCATATTCAGCTTGAATTCCAGTTCCTCTTCAAGCGTGCCGCCCATCCACCAATTAAGGAAGTGAAGTGCCGCTTTCATGGTAGCGTTGTGGGCTACGATCATTTTGGTAAGCACCGAAACTTCGCCAGTGCGCTTGAGAAGGACGGCCTGTGCAGTTTCTACTCCCGCCCTTGAGGGTTCCAGAAGGCGCGTGCCCATAAGGGCCATTTCGAGCCGAATGTCTTCATACCGCTGTTTGTTGGGATTCACGCCGTGGCCGTGGGATTCGCAGAAGCCCAAACGAGCTTCCGTGCTGGCGATGCCTACCGCCTTGGACGACCCCAGAACAATCTTGTCCACTTCGGACTGATCCGCGCCGGTAACATACAGGAAAGGGTTTCCTGTAAAATACAGGGAATTGGCGTAGTCCGCTCCCACACGTAGCAGTTCCGCATTCTTTCGAACCAAATCCAGCATCGGCGGTTTTTCCACTTCCGGCTTGCTGTGGGTTACGTTACAGAAAAAGAACGGAATCTGGGTAAGCGGTCGGCCCAGCTTCTTGAGAACTCTGGAGTCTCCGCCAGACAAAGAAGGGGATTCGTGGATGGTAACTTCCACCACCCCGTTCTCGTTGATTCGCAGTTCCCGATACCGGGTAACTTCCTTGATTGTGTACCTGTCCTCTTCTACTTCCTCGATTTCCCGAAGAACCACAAGAGTCATGTCATTTTTCCAGTTAATGATGTCTTCTGCGGGGTACTTGCGAAGGAAGTGCCGCCCGTCTTCCGTCACATCCACGAGAATGCCAAAACGGCCCACCTCAAACTGGTCGTCCAGACACTGCTTACTAAAGGACCGAAGGCCGTTGCCCTCATAGTCAATGTCTTCCTGAATTGCCTGGACACGGGGCGGAAGTTCGATAGTTGGCGGCTTTCTGATAATTACGCCAGACAAACCTTCTTTGGTAAGTTCCGCGCCATTGAAAAAGAAGGATCGCTGGACATATGCGGAATAGTCCGTATCCTTCGACATCCCAGAAGGTCTGGGAAGGTATTCGATAGAGTGGTTCTTGACCTGCTCTTCACCTTCAAAAAAATCTCGACACATCGCCCAGGCTTTCTTGCGGCGTTTGTACTGCTTGTGTTCGGTATTGACGGGCATGTGTTTCTCCTACTTCTTGACCGGACGGGACAGGAGGCCCGCACGCGGGTTGGAATCTTTGGCCACCTTGAGGAACGCCTGCTTTTCCTCCTCCAGCTTCTTGACCTGTATGTCAATTTTGGACTTCGCCGCGCTCATTCTTTTGGGGTCCGCTTTAATGCGCTCTGCCTCTGCCAGGGTTCTGGCGTCCGATTCGGCCTGCCAATCTTTTTCGCTAAATGCCGGCATGGGTTCCTCCTAATACCTGTTCAAAATATCAATATCGTAAATAACCCGATTCCTAACAGGAAATTCCGCTTCTATGTAATAACCAAGAGCGTCCGTCCAGTGGGTGAGCGACGGGTCCGACTTCTTGTCGATTTCCCCCGCGCCCCCCTCCAGAACGCGCACGCCCTCAAAGTCCTTAACAACATCAGGACACTTATGCGGGTCCACCATCAATCTTATTACGTTTGACTGACTTCGGCAACGACTATTAACGGCATTGACCCTGGCGCGTTCCGCTGGGTTCGAAGTTCCCACCTTTATGCGTAAGCTGTCCCCGAATTTAGAGTGTAGCATCTGCTTAATGATTTCCCAGTCCGATCCGGTCACCTTCGCCGTGCCCTGGGCACCGCCCGTCGCGTCGCCGTAGACATACACCATACCTACATGCGCGCCCCAGTCTTTCAACAGACGCCGAACAACCGCCGGGGTGTTCGAGTTCCGGGGAATATTGACCTGGCCAATAACGCCGGTGCCAAACACTGGGTGTTTTTGAAGTACCTTGGAGCCTTCCGGAGCACGCCACTCATACTGGCCCGGAAGGTATTGTTCCTGACATACAACCGCCACGCCGGGAGATACGTTGAAGTCAAAACAAAAGATCAACGGTTCCCTGGGATCGTAACGAAGATTTTTGGAACAGTTGTAACGATCCTCAAAACAATAGTAGGCGCGGCCCGAAAAGTGAACAAAGTCCGCTTCGTATTCCTGTTGGAACGTCAACGGGTCCAAGTCCTGCTTGGCCATTTCGATTTCTTCAGGAGGAAGAATGTCCACCGACTTCCAATGAAAACTTTTCCAAATCCCCGTAGTGTCGGCCCTGGCTTTCCGGTCCATTTCATAATAGTGGTTTCGGCCTTCGGGCACGCCTATGAGCCAACACCACCCCTGTCTATCCGAAAGGGCAGGACGGACGTTTGCCCCCCACGCCTGCGGCTTCATGTTGGCGTATTCGTCCAGTACGCCGCCGTCCCAGGGAGAGCCTTCTATGCGTTCCGGCTTATCCAGGCCGACTACGTGGATTTCTGCCCGTTGGCTTTTCCACTTCAGGTATATTTTGAGATCGGATTCCGAAGGCTTCTTTTCCAGCAGCTTCGGAGGGATCATGGCTTTTAGGTCGTTCCAATAAATACGCTTGGCCTGATCGCGTACCGGAGCCGCTGCAAAGTAGTAACGCACATCCCATTTAGGGTGTGGCTTCAGAATGCCCTTGAGAGCTTCTTTTACCACCTTTCTTTTGGCCAGTTCTGTTTTGCCAGAACGTCTTCCCGCAGGAACCGTAGCAAAGCGGCAGGAAGAGGTCCAGAGGGCCTGCTGTATATGATGAGGACGAAGCGGATACATGCGCTTCGTGGGGGCAAAAGGATTATTCGCCATTATCGGCCTCTTCCACAGGACTTACATCAATGGGTGGCTGGTAATTCGGTCCCAGAACAGCCGAATCGTAGGCCTGAAGGGCATCTGTTTCATTTACCTCTTCCGCGTCATCGTAGTCATTATCCATGGTATTGACCTGGGCCGGGTCTACGGTAGCGGGCGCGTATTGGGTGCGAAGGCGTCTTTCAAGCAGCCACTTTGCGTGTTCCGGGTTGATCTTTCCGGTCTTAAACTCCATGTTTTCTTCAACAATTTCGCCCATTACCTTCTTGGTTTTAATGGAAACCATCGGGTCTAGGCCAAAGGCCGCTCTCTGGATAATGTCAAGATACGTCATCTCAAAACGGGTTCGGGCAATCTCGATTCCCCTGGCCAGGTAGTATTTCAAGCCGGAACCCTTGGCCATTCCTTCCTTTCGCCATTCAAAGATTCGCTTGTAATCTAAACCCAAATAGCGACAAATGGAGGCTAGGCTCATTCCTCGTTCCACACCATAGCAGATCGCCTGAATAAGCGGGGGGCTGATCTCTGGATGGGACGCTTTGAGAAATGCGCCATCCAACATCGGGGGATTCTTCCACAACTCCGGAACTGTAGTGATGACTTTGGGCGTAGGCGTTCCCAGATAGGATTGGATTTCGGCCAAACGATTAGGCATGTCCCTGGGGAACATTTCGTCTATCCCCACGCCGTTGGCACGGCGATAAATCTCATCCATTTCCTGTTTCTTTTCTGGGTTTCGTACCTTCCGTGCCTCCTTGATCCGTTTCGTGAAAAGGTCTTTATTTGTTGGACGGCCACGCCGCTTCGTTGATTCCTGGTCGGGCGGCGTGGCCGGGGGCAAGGACCGTTTGGGCTTCGCTGGCGACTCAAAAGATCGGGAAGGCGTAGAAGTTCGTGATGTCGTCTTTGTGGGCGGTACTGTTCTTGGCATGGTTATCCTCCGTTTCATTATTATAGCGCGATGAAGAACCAAAAGTCTATATGAACAAAAATCCAATAGAAGTTCTCTGCCCTTTGTAGTATATTTCAAACAAGGAGGATTATTGATATGACTGTTCGCCGTGTTTTCACTATCCTTAATTTCATCGAAGAGGCAATGAACGAAACCCTTCAACATGCAAGTTCCGCTAATCGGGCGAAGATCGCAAAGTCGCAGATGAAGGTGATTGCGTGGCTGGAAAAGGCGAGGGCAGCAACTCGTGAATTTCACGGGGATTATCAAGAAATTTTACCCACGCCCTATTTCCCGAAAGCCCCGAAGACGGAAACAACCATCATCAACGCAGCACTGGCGTTGGCTGAAGATGTTTGGTTCTACATGCGGACGAAAAAGATGATGTGTACAAAGGAAATGAAGTCTGCGTGGAATCGTATGATTGCCGCCCTCGTTTCCCTGTTTTCCCACTATGACTCGGAGTGGGAAGACTGTGCGGGTCAAGTTACGGGCCTTGCGTTGGCCCGTAGAGCTTGGAACTCCGCCAGCAGGAGGCCCTGATGCGACGTTCTATCAAAATCACGCTTCGCGCTTACGCCGTCTTGTGCGCGTTGTTCGCCCTTCTGGCCGTTACGTCTTTGTGTAAGGCAGAAACCTTTGAATATAAGGTTACGGGAATCAACCTCAAAACGCAGGAACGTGTAGTGGGGCATATTACGGACTCTGCCCAAAACGGTACTGTGTCTGGTATGATTTGGGATAGAATGGGCGTGTATCCCGTTGAAGGGATTTGGGCCGGGAAAGGCCGAATGCGTCTTTACAGCACATTGTCCTCATTTACCGTGGATGTGGTAGAAGAATGAGCTGGGGAGTTTTTGAAATCTACGGTACAGGGGGCATTATTGTAGAAATACACATAATCCCCTGTACCAGAGAAGGGAGAGTGTATAAAGGCCACGATATTTCCTGTTTTTGCGGCTGCTGCCCTACCGTAGACCCCGAAACAGAACCCGGAAAACCGCCGATTTTCCATCACCACCAACTACATTAGAGGCAGCTATGGAATATCTACTTTCCCTGGGGACCGTATATGGGCTTCTATGTTTGTACGCTTTTTCGATGGAATCCTTGCGGCGTAGAAGTCCTTGGAAATTCATAATCATTTTTTCCCTTATGTTTCCGGTCCTGTTAATCATTTATTCAATATCAGAGCTTCGACAGTATAAGAGGAGGAGGAGGAATGGGCTTAAACAAAACCAGAACCCCTAGCGACCCGGCCCCGGATTGGGTGGGTAAGACTTACGGGGCGCGTATCGTGGACTGTATCATTCAATTGACGTTATTCGAAATCATTAGTGAGGATGAAGCAAAGCGGCTGTTCCTCCGTGTCGATAGATGGAGAGAAGAGGCCGAACAACGAGAGGGCAAATCAAATGTTACCTAGAAACTTTGTAATTGGGCTGATGGTTGCGCTGGTACTCATAGTTGGTGCTGTTTGGTGTAACACATATTTTTGTATGAACTAGGGGGCACTATGCAACATACCCCTAATACCTATATGGGGCATAAAATCATCATAGACGAACGGTGTGACGTCTATGATGATGTTCCGATCCGCACCCATAGGAAAAAACGCCTTCGCAAGAAGTTCCTCAAGAAGTACGGAACGCGAAAAGTGCTGGTAGCTACCGACGCCTATATGACGAAAGGCGGGGCGATCATTATGAGCCCACATATGTATAACGAGCTTTGCAAATATACTACTTTAGTAAATCCGACAGGAGGGTTATTCTGATGTGGATTATTGATAACGACCTCATCAACGACGTCAGGGAAGAAGAAACAATCAATCGGGAAGGGGTCCATAGTTCTGATTTTGACCCGATTATGTTTATGGAGATGGAACGGGTTCCGTGGCGCGTAAAAGATGATGACGGCGAAATCTACTATGAAGGCCGCATGTCAAAAAAGCGTTTGGAAAGCGAAGCCGAACTGGCTTTTGGCCCTCTTGATTTCGCTATGGCTGATGCCGGGGCCACCACTATGGAATATCTCGAAAACGGGGAATGGGTTCAGTTATGAGCGAAATTGCGAAGTGTCCGTTATGCGGTAAAGATGTTAAAAGGTCTATTTGGCGTCCAGAATATGAAGGCTGTGCTGGTAGCGTAGTAGTCACTGTAAAGTGCTGCGGAATGGAAGCATTAACTGTCGAACTTTGGAACCAGTACGCTGCTGCGATGGATTACGCAAAGAAAACTGCTTACTGGTTCAGCCTCCCTGACAGCATCCCTCATTCAGATGACGCACGCGCAGAAAAAGCAATGGAGAATGCTGAAACTCGCGTCTTGGAGGTATTCCTATGAGCGATAAGAAACAGCCCCCTCTCAAAGTGGTTCCCCTCCATGAATCGAATTATCGAGACATAGTGGCTGCTCTTCGGCTTGTAGCCGATCAAATCGAAAGGGGCGAGTTTGGTCAGGTAAATGATTGCGCGATGGTTCTACAGGGGCCGACTTTCGAAATCTTTCATATGGGTGCCGGTAATGCAGAAACCGCCCATCTACTTTTTGCGTGCGCGCAACGTAAATTTGAATTGGCAGTACTTGATCATTATGAATAGGAACATTGCCATGAGTAAGAACGAACTTCTTGACGATCTTACTTTTGTTGAAGTCTTTGATCCAGTTTACAAGTATCAAAGGAAAATACCGTTGAAATGGGAAGTCGGGCAAATTGAAATTCCTGAACCTTCCCCGGAACATAACGGCTATGGCGTGGTAACAGAACACGATCTTGACTAAAGGAGTATCATTTATGAATCAGAAACTACAACAGGCCCTCATCCGCCTTCTGGGGCGCAAATTCCTCATCGTAGCCGGTATGCTGGCATCAACGCACTGGCTTATGAACTACAGCCGTATTGATGCCAATACCTATATGTATGTCATACTGGGAACAGTAGCCGCCTACATCACCGGTAACGTCACCCAGAACATCAAGCTCTCCTCTTCCTCCCAATCAGAATCTCTTCAAATCAAGAACACCGTTGGCGATGTATCTTCTACAACTACCGTTTCCCTCTCTCCCGACGAAGTAGACGCCATCGTAAGCCAAATCAAATACACCCTAGGTAAACGCAATTCCTAATCCCCGCCTAGTTTTCCTTCCCCTCCCAAGGGTGGCGTATAAAGCAAACATACGCCACCCTTCCTTTTCTCTAAAAATACCCATATTTCCTTCATCGTCCCATAACAAATCAAATCATATCGAAATCCGCTAAAAATAAGAAATTCTTTTCTACTGGACTTCTACATAACTTCAATCTACTTTTACCGCCTACGAGAAGAAGAAAAAATACCATTTTATCATGTCTTACTCGTTCCATAAATCATAAAGAAAGAAAAACATTATTTCGAAAACGAAAAACACCCCAAAATATATCCCAATAACTGCTTATTTTTGCCTACCCCTTTTCGTATACAGGGGTGGGTTGGTACTTATTTTTCATTTACTATGGACCACCCACCAAGTACCTTATTTCCATATCCAAAATACCGACAAAATATCGTCAGGTGGGGAGTTATTTACGTTTTCATATGTGGGACAACCCAAGTATCATTGTTTGGTATTCGTTTTATTGGCTCGGAGTTCAGAGGTGGGGGTCCCGCCGGAGGGGGGTGGGGGCTCATTGGTGTGTGGGGTGGGGGTGTGGCCAGCGCCATGCGTAGGGGGTCCAGGAAGCGTGCGGCGAGAGCTTTTGGCGTATGGTATGGCTCATGATACCGATGCCGGAGAATGCCAAAGACGTGGCGTAAATGGCGTGTGCCTAGGTTTGGCTAGGACGTTGGTTGTGGGTCCTCCATGGCGTATGGTATGGAGTTTGAGGTCGGGCATCATACGCCATCAGATACGTGGGCAGAATGGGGTCCGAATTATCCCGTGGGCCGTGGGGTCCGTTTGGAGTGGAGGGTGGATGGCCGCCCCCTCCAACCCCGATACCACAGACCCCCGATCTGAAACGGACCCCGCCAAGAAGGGGGTCCGACTTCCTCTGCCCCCTACGAAGTCCACCTGCCTTCCTACCATCTATCCATAATCATTCCTTGTAGCCATAAGGGGGTCACGCCTTCCTTCCTCGGAGGTCCGGGTCATATCCCTTCTTGCTAGTCATTATCATTCCTACTATGGGGCCATGGGCAAAAAGAAGGGGTCCGACACACCCTTGCCGGACCCCGTAGGACTATGGAAAAATGGTCTACGTCTACGTGATGGCGTAAAGCGCCAGAATGATGAATATCTGCGTGGCTAGGAAGGCCAGCTGGGCGAAGCGTTGGATGGATATGTTCATGGTGTTCTCCTTGGCAAATACGTGGCTAATATACGGTGAGGCCCGATTCCAGATTGTAACTGGCGTCATACGGGGTGACGGTATCGCGCTGGATGTACGCTTCCGCAGACGTTTCCGGACCCGCTTCACGGACCTTCCGTTTGGCGTAAAGCAAAGCATCTCTGCAGTTGGTAAAAGATACGGGGTCCGACTTTACTACACCGCCTTTCTGGCCATAGTACGTGATAACTACCACGTAGGGCACCGCCTTCTTGTGCGGCTTGATAGTAGGTGCCGTGAAATAGTCTGCTATGATATTTGATTCCATTTGCGAAAGAAGGGGGCACCGAGCAACTTCTATGGAAAATGCGAAGCAAAGACGCTTCCGGACTTCCCTATTATAGTCCTTGACCTGGGGGTTGACCAAAGTAAAGGAAGCGTTGATGAGAGAAGTGGTGTTAGAGTAGATGGCTTTCATGGTTTTTTTTTCTCCCGTAGTATGGATGGTTGGTTACAAAAAAACGGTCTCTGCCTTGTTGCTTTCCAATCTATGGGCAAAAAGCTCCATAGTGTGAGCGTCAAAGTAGAAAGAACCCACCAACGCTCCATTAGATCCACCGTTTACCAGGGTCCATGAAAGGTGGACGGCCACGCCAAACTCCATACGGTCGTTGTTCTTGAGTGCGTTATAGATCGTGCCCGTCAAGCAGACTTCCTTGAATATGGAGCGGAAAAGAGAAGGAAGGGGAAGCGGGGTGGACTTGAAGACCATATTCTTGACCTTTCCCCACCCCGCTTCCTCCACAGAGAAGTCAATACCGTGCCCGTGAAGCGTCTCTGCGGAGAAGTCCGGACCTAATGCGTAGGGAAGAATGGCGGCCAGGTATCTGTATTCAGCGGGGGTCTGTGTAGTCATGATTTTTCTCCTTGGTTTTGTGTAGTTTAGTAGGCGGTGCGGTACGTGGCGTGAAGGTCCCAAAGGTGGTTCGCTTCTTCCTCTTCAAGCGTGATCTGCCAATCGGGGTCCGTGACTTCCGTTTGCGTCCCATCGGGGTCCGTGCGGCGCAGGTAGTTTGGACGGGGGTCATTCACGTCAAAGGCGGTGCGCTTCCGGACGGTATAAAGCACCATGCCGGTGGTGGGGTCCGTGATACCAAAAAGCGTGAAACGGAAGCGTCTGTCTGATGTTTCGTAGGTCCGCAGGATGGTGATGGTGGAGGCGTCTATTTCCATGATTTTTGCTCCTTGGGGTCCGGACCTTCCCCGGACCCCGTTTGGGTGTGCTAGTTGATTTGACCCGCTTCGCGCAGAGCGTCTATAAGGTCCGCCAACCTTCCCCGATGGCCGTCATGCTCCAGACCGGGGGTGTGAAGCACGCGCAAGAATTCTTGAAGGTCCGCCACGTAGGCGGTCAAGGCGGCATGGTTTTCCTGATACTTTGCGATGGCCTCTGCGGTCTCTACGGCGTGTTCCCGCATCATCTGCTCCTCCACCGCCTTCTCTGCCGTTTCGATGCCTGCGATGAAGGTCCGCTGCGATACGATGTGGGACTTGAGCATATCTATGGCGGTGGAGAGTTCAACCCAGCCCACCCGCTTCTTGCTCGTGAGTTTATAGAAAGCGTCCGTTTCGTAGGAAGCAAACGTGCCGTATGCGATGATGGCCCCGGACTTACACCGACCGTCCTTGGCCATATCCGAAATAATCTGGTCATTCGCACGCTTGGTAGCAACCAAGCCATTCGGATTCAAGAGGTGAAAATGAGCCTTCTCCCAATTAGACCATCCGGAAGCGGGGGCAGTAGCCGTCCGTGTAACCATTTCCCATCTGGATTCGTACTTGCTCATGATTTGCTCCTTGAACCCCCTTTCGGGGTCCGGTATCGGTGTGTGTTATGGGTCCCTTTTAAGGGACTTCCACAAAGAAAGGCAAGTGGAAATATAGGTATAGAACCAAAAAGTCCAAAATAATTCCACTTGATTTTTCTATAGGTATGATTGAAAAATATCATAGATATTTTGGAAAAAACTGGATATTTGCGCTTGACTTTTTTGATCAAACGCGCTCGCCAACAGAAATGGCCAAATCCGCAAATAGGACCACCCAGGCATATCATACCCCTATTTTCATCATAGAACCACTTTAGGCATCATCACTTTCTAGCCACAGAAATGGACTTTTCCGGCATTTTGGCTTTTTTCGAGCTTTTTTGATCATAGAGAAAAATTGCCAGAAAAGCACAAATAGGCGGCAAATACGGCATGTGAAGATTTGCCTTTTTTCATGGGTCATAGTAACTGAAAAAAGAAAAAACGCAGAATCATTTCGGACTAGGGAAGTCCGAATGGGAGGTGTATCAGACCAGAAAGGTCCGAATGAAAATTCATACGGCAGGGGTCCGAATTATGATATCAGACCAGAAAGGTCCGAATCATGAAAGCGGACTTCCCTAGTCCGGATTGAAAACCATACTGCGGGGGTCCGGTATCGCGGCCATTTCGTACTAGGGAAGTCCGAAAGCAGACACCATGCTGCAGGACGGTGCCCGTGTGTAAATACCGGAAGGGACCCCCGGAAGCGGACGGTGACGGACGCTGCAGCATGCTGCAGGACGGTGTCGGGGTCCGTCCGCTTCCGGACCTTCCGGACAGCACGGTGTCGGACGGTGTCGGACCCCCGGAAGCGGACCCCGTAGGACCCAGGACCCCTGGCCACGCTGGGTCCGGAAGGGGTCTGCCGGAAGGCCACATACACTGGAAGTCTGCCCCCTTGGTGCCGGAAGGCCACAAACGCCATCACCCGCGCCAAGGACCCACCGGAAGGCCACATACACCACAGGTCTGCAGGCATTCGGACTTCCCTAATCCGAAAAGCACCAAAAGCCATAGGGAATGAGGGGAAAAGCACCAATTTTCCCCATAGCCAATTTTCCTACACATTTTTATAGGTGCCACACCACGTAAAGGGCACCGACAAAAAGAAGGGGTCCGCTTTCCCTACGGGGTCCGCTTCATTTCCACCCTACGTCAAATCATTCGCAACCTAGTCCGCTTCCGGACCTTTCGGACACCCCCGCTTTCCTACGTCAAATCATAGACCAAAAAGAAGGGGTCCGAACCCTTCCCACGGCCAGACCCCTTTATTGTTTCCATACTATTGGGCAACCTAGTCCGAAAGCTCCATAACACAATCCCATTCTCCATATGCCTTTGACGCACCGTAATGCGGGTGGTTGTGTATATAGTCCAAAGAGGAATGTACAGCAAGGAAGTCCGCCACCTGAAGGCCAGTAAGTCCCGCCGCTTTGTATTCCATCACTTTTTCCTCTGCCTTTCGGCCAAGGTCCTCCACTGTTTTGGCCACAGTATAGTTCAAAAGCGCACGGACTTCTCCGGCAGTTATGGCCATTCGCTCATCGGATTCCATCAAACGCAGACGTTCATACAACTCTTTTACGGTCATTTTTCTTCCTCCATTCAAATAATCAAACAAAATATAATGGGGTCCGTCACGTTTGTAGTGGCCTGTTATAGTGCTGGACAGCCTTGTTATACAACTTGTATGCGTGGTCTATGCGCTTTGCCGTACCAAATAGAGTTTGGAAAGCGGGTGACCGGAAGGCATACACCCGATACACGCCACCGTCATAGACTAGGTTGATCACCACGCCGTCCAGACTATTCGGAAGCGCAGTGCTGATGCCCAATCCTGCTTTGAATTCGGAAGGTCCCAGTGGGTATCGCATAATTCACTCCACACGGTCAAATATCTTGATAGGATGGGAGAAGGGGAAGCGTGAGTCACTACTGTACAGGAAGTTGCCCCCAAACATATAATGCCGTCCGCTTCCATAGTCCGATGGCGCTGCTATGTAATCCCTGAATTGCGGACGGAAATGGAGGTGTAACACGCTTTCCCTTCCTTCCGTTTCGAACACAGGGGGCACGTTTGTCCCCACAAGAATGACGGCGTGGTACCGCGAAGACACCCCGCCATTCGTACAATCGCCCATATTGCTGGGCCGATACACTGTACATAAAAGTCCTGTGGCCATACTACACCCCCGATATAGGTTGGAGTTCATTTTCTTCTACAGCGTACCAAGGCGCATCGTGCGGAGTTATGTGGTAACATGGACCCCTTTGCTCCATAACACAGTCCACTATGGTTCGCACCCCATTATCACGTCCATAACTATTGACCCAGTGGACTTTCTGGCCTGGTTTGTACTTGAAAGTGCCCATATCATTCTCCATAACTTGCTGGAATAGGTTCACCCGATATATCGCAGAACAGCATATCATCTTCGTAGTTAATGTCCACGGCCACAATACGGTTCAATGTTTTTCTTTTAACATTGTCCAATTGCGTCTTCAGGTCCGACAAACAGCCTTTAAAAGACACGGCATAGCCATCATTGGTCACGAAGTACATCTGGTATCCACCCGGCCAGGCATACTCGCCAGCGCGCAACGTGGCCTTCAGGTCTGCCGTAGTGTTGATGGTACGGTGTGTTTGTTTATAGTTATGGCGCAGGGGTGCGCGGGTGCTCCAACTAGGGGTCCGGGTATCGTACAAGCCCCCATCGCTTTCGCTGATAAAAAAGTGCTCCGGAAGGTTCATGACTACACCGCCTTGTTTACTATGGTTGAAATTTCACGTTCAAGAAAAAGGGCATACTCAACCCCTTCCAGGAACACCCCACTATCGCGCTGCCACTTCCTGGCCTTCCGGATTGCTCTTTCTGTTACGTTGAACCTTCCGGACACCGGCCACAAGTGCGAGGTATCCGTTTGCCGGAAGCGGGCATTTATCTGGCGTTTGGTCATACTGTTCCAGGGGCTGCTTACCATGTATGTCTCCTTGGCTCAATAGCCATCATCGTAGTCATCCGGATACATTCCGCCAGACACGGGGTCATTTTCGTCCGGAAGGTGGGCCGTGCTTGCCTGGGGCGCCAGCGCTTTGCTAGTCCAATTTTCTGCCGCTTCCGGATATTCGGCCAACGCTGCTTCCTCTGTTTCAAAATTGTCCAGGAAGCAAGTCACCGTTTGCCCCGCCAACACGCTGTCCGGCGGCATTTCCTTGAAGCCAACTACGTCCACCCCGCCATACTTTCCCTGGCGCAGGGAAAGCCACAAATACTCTTGGTCATTACTAGGCATTGTCTTTCTCCTTGGTTTATTTTCCGACTCACATGCCTTTTATATACGTCTGACCCTGTGAGAAGTCAAGGACTTTTCTTGATATCTTCTATTTTTATTTGATACCGGACGATGGGCGGAAGGTCCCTTTATCAAAATACATCGAGTTGCGGACCCCTTGTTTCACTGGCTTTTTGCGGTACAGCTCCCAGTGGCTTCCGGCATCGCGGACCCCATAGTTGGACATAGTGTCTCCCAAGAATTTCATGTTGTTTCTGCTGAAGAAAAGGCCATTAGGGTGCGCGCTTTCATACTGGCGCTTGAGCTCATATGGGGTCATGATATTCCACTCCTTGCGTTTGCCTATGCGGCAGTTTTGACCATTACGGGGCACAGCCTACTCAATGAATTGGTGAGGTGCTGTAGCATACTATCCATTTCCTCTGCGGCCCAACTCTGCCCAACAATACCCCACACTGATTCTCCAGGTCCCTCATCGTATATTACACCATCATCATCGCATTCGGGGTCCGTGTGGTCGATGTGATACGTGCCCACTTCTACGCCAAATACATCCCCATTCAAATACGATATGTATTCATCTATTTCCAGTTCCATGTATCTGCGTGCCTTCCGGTACGCTGCCGGACCTTTGCCCCATTCCTTCTTTATTGTCTCCGGAGACATGTAGAAAATGGCGTCGTGTGCCCATTCTACTGGGCTGGCGAAGTCCCCAAGCACGCAAGCGTCCGGATCAATAGGAATGACGAGGAAGCCAAGTTGGCGCGCAGTAGCCACAAGGACTTCGATGTCAGAGAAGTCCCTGAATGCCTTGCTGTCTTCGTCTTCCCAACCTGCCCGGAAGCGGGGGTGACGTCGGACTTCCGTCAAAAGATTGTACCTGCTGGCGTGCTTGTCCGTGTGAACGTCGGTACGGGGTCCCAGACCCAAAAGCGTAGTCGCGCAATCCATCATCGTCCGTGGGTTGGTCGGCCAGGGGTCACGAACAACCTTGCCGTACACTCCACCCTCAAACACGGTCATTACGGTATTGCGATCAGACATGGCCATTCTCCTTGTTAGTTTGGGCCGATTTATGGCCGCAGGGGGTCTCATTGAACATCAGGGCAAAAAGGGGTCTGCCATTGGATTTGAGCTGGACTTCGATGATGGGCCATTCGTCTGATACCTTGACCCTGCCCTTGCTCCACTGGGACAGCTGTTCCATTTTCCGGAGAAGGGACAGAACACGGCGGGGGGTGATGTCGTCTTCGCCAAAGACGATGTCCCGCTCAACGATGTAGGACGCATTCCACGTCCAACACCCTTCTTCCTTCCAGGCATCAATAGACACCAGGTCCGCTTTGAAAAATCGTGCTTCCTTTGCCATGACGTCTACTCCTTGACGGGGGTCCGGAAGGTCCGGACCCCCTGTGTTGTGTTCCGACTTACTTGGCACCGGCCACCGCCTTGGCCTTCTTGACGTCGGGGAAAGTGGACTTGATCAGCGCGGTGGTGTACTGGTAAACCGTGCGTGCGATGGTGCCCGCCTTCTCTCCGGTGTACTCTGCGATTTCACGGCTGATGGGCCAAGTGAAGGCAGACGCCAAGTGGCTGCGATTGACCTTTTGGCCTTGCGGGGTCCGTGCGGCCAAATCGGCATACGCTTCCTTGCCCTTCCGCTTGACGTCCAGCGCCACAGCGCACTGGCCGCACAGATACTTTCCCCGTCTCTTGAGCTCTGCGCCGGCACCACACTTCTCGCACTGGTGGGCTTCCTGCGCGGGGGTGACGGGGTCCGCTTCCTTCTTTGCTGCCGCCTTGGGCTTGCCTTCCTTCTTGGTCGGTGCGGGGGTGACGACTTCCTGCACGGGCGTGGGCTCCAGTGCGAGCAGGACAACTTCCGCATCGACGTGGGTGTCACCGAAATGATCGGTCAGTGCGGCACGCTGGGTGGCCAGGTTGGCTTCCTCGGGCACGTCCACCTTGTAGTGGTTGATCATGGCGGTGGCCTGGGACTTGTTAACACGGTTCAGATTCACGGACTTGGACATGGCTTGCTCCTTGGGTTGGTGGTTGGTTTTTGTTTTCTTCCTTCTTCGTCTCACTTGCCCTTTTTATAGGGGTTTGTGCCGGAGAAGTCAAGGACTTTTCTTGATATCTTGAAAATTATTTTTTACAGGGCAAATCCGACTACCACGAAAAGTGCGATCAAAATCAAATACAGGGCCAGGACAAAAGGGCCATCTTCGTCAAGAAACGGTCCGGACTTGCGGCGAAGTCCTACGGTGCCTTGGTAAAGCGTGCTCATGCTAGTAGCCCCGCCGCATGCCGGCAATCTTGCCTTCCGGAGTGATGGTGATGTCCTTGAGGTACCCACCGCGAATGCGGACCCAATCACCCGATTCGGTGCGGACTTCATACCGGATGGACCTGGCCTGAATCTTGAGGCGGTACTGCCTGCCCCCTTCTTCCTTCTTCAGGTTGCCATATCGGTCACGAGTGTGCCCACGACCTTCAGCCCAAGCGTAAATTTCACGGACCTTTTTTTCATTCTTGGTGCTCATAGTCTTACTCCTTGAAGGTTGTTTTCTTGATCCAGATGCCCTTTTTATAGGTATGAATTGGGGAAAAGTCAAGGACTTTTTTGGACTTCCCCAAAAATAAATTTACTTTTTCCACTTTTTTCTTTCGGCATCATTTCCGGCATCATAAAAAAGGCGCATACCTTTATCCAAGAAAAGTCCTAGCATGCGGGATTGCCCACTTTCTGCGCGTTGATTTTTGGGTCATATTGGAGCGAACCAGCAAAAGCTCCAAAAGTATCCGGATACAGGAATGCCCCACCGTGGTCAATTTTTGGCCCTTCCTGCCGGAGACCAAATTTCACCAGGGTGTAGCTGGTTGCCGGACCCCTTCCGGACCCCTATATTGTGACGGAAGGGGTCCGGACCCCGTAGGACTTCCGGACCCCCGCTTGTGCGGCTTGTGTTTGTAAGTCCTAGTAGGTCCGGAAACGGACCCCGCTCATTGACACGCCACCGGACCTTCCGGACCCCCTGGGCCACGCCCACGCAAGCTCCAGACCCCGCACATGAGTGGGACCCCTGGTGGCGTGGGCGTGGGACCCCGCCACCTATCAGTAATGATTATGGTTAGCGGCGCAGGGTCCAGGAAAATTCCATCCCCCACCATTTCCCACAATTCCAACCCTACCTACAAATTCTAGTAGCACCCACAGAACTCTAAAGCACCACACAACAAAAGACCCTACACCACCCTATAGCACGCAAACAGGAATCGGGACAACCCGGACCCTGTGAAACGCCCCTTTGCCGTAAATACGGCCAATATGTCCAATAAATCCGCCTTTCTTCGCCCCTGCTATAGACATCATAAATGCTACCTATAGGGTTTACCTATAGGACATTTCCGGCGTTCCGCTTAATCCTTGCCTATAGAATAGCCATCATTGCGCCGCTAGTGGACAAATGACGCACCCGAATCCCTAGAACGCCGAAAGGGTTGTTCCGAATCTCCGGCACGTGTACGGTGGCAAATTTTCGATTTTCCGTTTTCGACTCTCCGGCCCTTTACTGTGTCGGCCCTTTCGGTCTATATTTCGCCTTCCTTCGCGCACACCCTTTCATACTATCTGACCGCGCAGACCCTTTCCAGCCCGCTTTTCCGGGCTTTTTCTTGTCGTTTTCTAGGGGTTTCCACAAAATTATTTTCAGAATATAGGAGAATTTTTACACACACTTAAAAAATCAAACAAAAATAAATGACATCCGGCAACTATTAGGGCCACTAAAAACACTTGACTTCTTTTGAAAAGTCCGTACCTATTGAGTCACGTTGATTGTAAACAACCCAAGGAGGAAACGTCTATGCCTAGAAACACCCGCCCCGGATCAAAAACCGTAGACCCTACCGGATCAACCGCCTTCAAGCGTTACGAGTTGTACATTCACGCCGCTGTTCGGTCCTTCAATCACACTACCGGGATTGATAAGGACGAACTCTATGGGGCGGCACGCGAAATCTACGCACGTGCCCTCAAGTTCTACAAGCCGCAATCCGGCAAGCCCTTCGGGTGCCTCCTGTCTACTATGCTCAAACTTGAGCTCATCAACTTCTGCGATCAGTACCGCCGTCAGTTCAATCGAAACATCAAAGATACAGACCAGCGCATGTTTGTAAACATCGACTGGTGTTCTGCCGAAGCCGGGGATGAAGAGAATTTCCCCGAAAACATGGCCTATATCAGTCAAGAAGATTTAGGGTTTAGAGAGGTGGAGTTTAATGAGAAACTCCAACAACTCTCCGAAGCCGCGCAACGACTTGTAAAAGATTTAATGGGAGCCACCACAGAGCCTACCCGTCGGAACGGGCCGGAAGATGTGGCCAGATTCGCCAAGAAATATCTTGGCTGGAAGCTGAAAGACGCCAGGAAAGCCGCAATAGAAATCAACACTATGTTATTCGTGGAAGGTTAGACATGATCGTACCGTCAGACATATGGATCCAGGCTATGTTGAACCTCTATGCCAAACAAGAAGGCATAGGCTTCAGCAAGACCGAATTTCCCATAATGGCAGAGATCGTTGCTTACTATCGCAACAAGCGAACGGTCACGCCTTCTATGATGCGAACCATAAAGAGGACGGTCAAACGCTACCTCCCACTACTAACCCTGGAAGCCCCCCGACCCCAAAGACGGGCGCACCCGTCGAAGAAAGACGCCGCGCCCGTTATTGTGGAACAGGTCAATTCTACCAAGAAACTGAAACTGACCTGTGATAACGGATTCGCCAACCAGCTCAAAAAGATCAACGGACGCAAGTACATTCCCAAGAACGGCTACTGGTCTATTCCCATGTCTCTCAAGAACGTGGAAAGGTTGATTGATGCCGGGGCAGAACTAGGCCCCCGCCTTCGTAACTGGTACGAGAACATCAATACGCAACCTGACGAAAACACGACAATCCAGTACAATAAACTCAAACGCGAACTCCGGAGCTACCAAGAGTTTGGGGTGCGCTTTATTGAAGCCAAGAACGGGCGGTGTCTCGTTGCAGACGATATGGGCCTTGGTAAAACAACAGAAATCCTTGCGTGGTTAGACTCCCGGCCCGACGCCTGGCCCGTACTTATTGTTTGCCCTTCCAGCGTGAAGTACAACTGGGGCCGGGAAATACAGAAGTGCTTGGGCAAAATACGCACACAGTTCCTTTCTGGAAAGAAGGTCAAGGACGCCCTGACCGGGAAGGCCGTCATCATCAACTACGACATCTTGTACGCCTGGAAGAAAGCCCTAGCCTCCCACGAATTCAAGACCATCGTGTTTGACGAAGGGCACTACCTCAAGAATACCGAAGCCAAACGCACCAAGGCCGCAGTAGCTCTGGCCGGAAAGTCAAAGCATATTCTTTGGGCTACGGGCACCCCTATCGAACAGAAGCCTATCGAATTTTGGACAGCCATTAACACCCTGGCCCCCGGCCTCTTCTACGACAAGAAAGAGTTTGGGCTGGAGTACTGCGGCGCAACCAAAGGCTATTACGGTTGGGACTACAACGGGGCCACCAACACCAAAGAACTTCACAAGCTCTTGACTTCTACGATTATGCTGCGGCGCAAGAAAACCGAAGTGGCCAAAGAGATTCCCGAAAAGAACCACATAGTCATTCCTATCGAAATGAGCCGGGAAGGTGCCGCCGAATACCGCCGGGCAGAATCCCAGTTCCTTTCCTGGCTTCGCGGCGAACATGGCGTTGGGGCCTACAACCGGGCCAAAAAAGCAGAACAGATAGTCAAGATCAACTACCTGAAACAGCTGGCTTGGAAAGCGAAAGCCGACGCCTGTATTGATTGGGTACGGGATTTCCTTGACTCCGGTAACAAACTGGTGACCTTCCACGCCTATACAGAAAGCCTTATTCAGATGCGGGACGCCTTCAGCGAAATATCCGTGTCCATTAAGGGCGGCATGAAAGCCAAGGATAAATTGGACACTGTTGACGCCTTCGTAAAGAACGGAAACATCAAACTCTGTCATTGTAACATCATTGCCGGCGGTACGGGAACGGACGGCCTTCAGCACGCCGCTAGTGACGTTGCCTTCTACGGGCCTATGTGGAATCCGATGATTCACGTACAGGCAGAGGACCGCTTACACCGTATCGGCCAGACGCTTCCCTTGACGGTTTGGTGGTTCGTTGCTGTTGATACTGTAGAAGAGGATATATTGAACGTGCTCGACGTCAAAAAGCAGAACGTCAGCGCGTGTACCGATGGAGAGGATATTCCCAACAAGGAACTCTTAACCGAAATCTTGAAGCGCATGTCCAAGAGACACGCCCCGGAGGATTAAATGGGACTCAAGGATCAAGCAGCTATGTGTGGGGTTATTCGCACCCATCTACAGAATCTCCAACAGAGCATAGACAAAGCTGTAGACATGGGCGTCAAAGTTGATGTGGAGGTTTGCAACAACATCAGGTATATTCCAAACCTCCACCACACCCCTAAAATAGAAATCAAAACATACATCGAACTTACTGACGAGGTTGAAAATGGCTAGAACAAAACCCGCCCCCGTAATAGAGGACAAACCCCGTAGACGGACTATGCCTTCATTGCCGCAGAAAGTGGACGCTCCGGCACGCAGAAGGGTTCCCCCAACCCCGAAGACACCTACAGGGGGAAAACCCGCAGGAACGCCGCGAAGGGGAACCAAAGTGCTCACGAAGTTTACAGAATTTTTTCATAACTGGGGCGGCTGTCTTCCCTTCGTAGACCCCGAAGAGTGTTCCCACCAGCGACTGTTCCGCGATAAACAGAAAGACGGCGTTGTGTATTGGATTGATAACGGCATCTGTAAGCAATTCTGTCCCAATGGGGCACGGCACTGTACCCGCTACAACAATTACTGGGCCAAGAACGGCGACAAGGCCGTCCACGAAGAATTCATGAAGCAACGCTTTATCGAAGCCGGGGCAAGCAATGGCGGTTCTTGATAAGAACCAGTTGCGGGCTATCCGCCAACGTAATGATATGGAAATAAGCCGTGGGAGTAAATCAGCCCACGGCTATCCGAAAGAAATCATTCACGATCTACTCCAAACAATAGACTTCTTGGCCAAGGAAAAGAAAAAGTGGCAACGTGTAGCCGAACACAGAGGCGACCGTTTTCGCAAGATCGTTGAAATTTGCGCAGACGCCGCCATAACTCCGGAGGAAGAATCATGATAACAAAGATATTGGAAATCCGGTATTGCATCGAATGCCCCCACTGTAACGGGTACTTCCAGTGCGCCAAGCTGGAAAGGGCCGTTGATGAGATTCCGGAAGACTGCCCGCTTGAAAGCATTACCTATGTCGACCACGGGGCAAACTCTTTGGATTCCAAAAGACTCGACTTCCTGGAACAGCAAACACGCAAAAGTCCTACTGGAGTTTCATTACAGTGGATGCCCGCCGGAGCCACACACAGAGAGTCGGCGGGCATCCACTTTATGCGACGTGGTAAAATATACGAACAAAAAAAGACTGTGCGCGAAGCCATTGACGTTGCTATAAAAGATTGTTGGAAATAGGAAACTACAATGGCATTTGACGCACTCGCCTTCTTCCGCAGTATCGGAATTGAACCGAAGACGGAAGGGCACAAACATACGCAGGTAGGGTGGGCAAACGTGGTATGTCCGTTCTGTACCGGCAACCCTGGCTATCATCTAGGATTTCACCTAGAGTCCGGGGCCTGGAAGTGCTGGCGTTGCGGCAATCACGGTCTGTATTCTGTTCTGTCCGCCTTCCTGGGATATGACAAAAAGCGGATTCAGGAGGCCCTTGACAAGTTCAAGGGCCGTCCTACCGCCAAGACTGAAGACGAAAGAAAGGCGAGAGGGCGCAGCCACTCATTGAATCTTCCCTCCGGTACCAAAGACCTTACCCCAGAGCATCGGGCCTACCTCCGCAAGAGAGGCTACCAAGTGGGCAAACTCGTGCGGAACTGGGACTTGAAGAGCACCGGACCCATTGGGCCGTACAAGCACAGAATCGTCGCTCCTATTACTTTTCAAAAGAAGATCGTGAGCTACACTTGCCGCGACGTTACTGGGAAGTCTGGAATAAAATTCAAGTCTTGTAAATTGGAAGAGGAGGTGGTGTATCACAAGTCCATTTTGTACGGTATTGATATGCTGCCCTACCGTACCGGTGTCATCGTAGAAGGCCCCCCGGACGTTTGGAGATTGGGCCCCGGCGCGGTAGCTACCTTTGGAATTGAATTCACCCCGGAACAGGTAATGTGCGCCGCCGTTCATTTGGATCTTGCTTACATATTTTATGATCCGGAAAAACAGGCAAGAACGCAAGCGGAAAAACTTGCGCTGGCTCTTTCGGCCCTGGGCGTTGAAGTCGAAATTCTATACGCCCCTGATGGGCACCCGGACCCCGGCGATATGCCCCAAGATGAAGCGGACGACCTCATGTTGGACTTATTTTCAAGCGTAATGTAAGGAGTAACATCATGGCACTGTACAAAACAAAACCCAGATACGTCCTTGAGCATCGCGGTAGCATGCCGCCTACCTTCTTTCCCGAAGGGTATGACACATCGAATCTATTGGAAATTACCACTCACGGAGAAGCCTTTGCTGTGTTCATGAATATCGAAACCGGGGAAACGATACGCTGCGAGGATTTCCACAATCAAGCGCGCAAGGAACAGGGACTGCTATGAACATAGGCCGAAGTGAATACACACGACTGGTTCAGATTGAAGTGAAGTATCGGAAAATCATAGAACTCTACAAATGGATAGACGAATGCCTTGAAATGCTTGCGGACCTTACGGTTGATGACGATTCCAACGCCTACTATGATGCGGTAAACGTACTGGATGAAGCATATACCGAATTTCAAAAATACCTTCAGGAACTCACGTCATGATATACCTTGGAATTGGATGGGAAGCTCTTGTTCTACTTTTCTTGCTATGGATTATCATTAGGGCCGTTCTGAAATCAATGGATAGGCGTCTTGATAAGATATTTTCTGTTTATGATGAGCGGGGAGGGGGAAAACGAGTACCCCGAAGGGGTACGAGTAAGGGGGAGGGGGATTCTTAAAATCATACGAAGTATGATTAAGAAGTGTTTACACTTCCGAAGGAAGTGTAAACAGCTTAGTGTTACGAAGTAACACGGTTAGTGCTATTAGGCGCGGGAGCGCGTAGAACACCGGAGCGTATCATATGGCCCTAAAACCGATGCTAACCAAAGCACCTTCCCCAATGGCTAAAAAGTTCAAGGAGGTTGTAAACAAGAAAGACAAACAAACCCCGGAACAACAATTATGGGACTTTTGGCGAAGTCTTCCCAATGGGATACGACATAAGGCCGGGAACTCCCAAACAAAGAAGCGTACCCTGAGCATGATTAAACTTATCATGTCTGGACAACTGGGTTCTGATATACTGCCACTTGATAAAGAGTGGTTGCGAAAAAAGAACATACGCCTTGGTGTAGCTAAACGCCAATGGCCGATGCTTGCGTTGCGGACGGTCCTTGCCAACATGAACGAATCTTTTGGCCCCGACGCCCCGGATTGGTTGATTGGCTTGAGTAAACGCCCATTACATGAGTTGCTGTATAACTCCCTCACCCAACGAAGTTGGTTTCTGGTGTTTTACCAAGAGGGCGCAATAAAGCCAGCAGAAGTGATAGAGCGTAGAATCATGGCCCCCTTTACAGACGACATGGTTGCGGCACTGAAAGAAATCACCGAGATCGTGACAACTATCAAGGGAGGCAACACATATCTGTCCCCAGTAGAGCGTTCTACGCTTCGCAGGATTACACGAGAAATCTGTGACGTGTACAACGAAGTCCCATTGGAGAGGTGCGGTGCGTTCCGGCGCGAGTTTGGGACAGCGGCCAAGTTTGCCAAAGCGTACAAAGAACACGTGTACGAAAAGGCCATTGGGAAGACCGACCTTGAAGCGTGGCAGTTGGGTCTGAAGTGTAGCCTGTGGAATGAATTCTACACGGATATTATGTGCTTCTGTGGTAGACGAGAGAAAGAAATTCTTGAGGTTGTAATAAAGAGACACCGGGAACGAAAAGACGCAGGAAACAGGTGATATGGCCATAAGCAGAAAGAAACTCGACGCACGACTGGAAAAGCGCATACTGACCGGCATGATCGTCAGCCGGGAGTACCTGAAACAGATACACCCCATTTTCAAGTCTGAACTTTTTGAAGTCCCGTTTATTGCGACAATAGCCCAATGGTGCATAGACCACTTTGAACAGTACGACACGGCCCCTGGCCTAGAAATTCAAAACATCTATGCTTACCATGCCAAGAACAAGCTACAGGAAGATCAAGCCGAACTGATCGCAGAGTTTCTACAGCGTCTGTCCAGTGAATGGGATGCCTCGCAAGAACTCAATGTTCCATACTTGATCGACCAGACAGAACAGCGGTTCAAGGAAAGGGCCATGCGCATGGCCCTTGAGGACGCCGAAGCCTACCTGTCCAAAGGCGAAATCCTTGAAGCCGAAAAGCTGCTGACAGGATTCAAAGCCCCCATGCGACCTAGTGCCGTGGGGGTTGATCCTTTTTTGGACTCTGAAGCAATCTATGACGCCGTTGGAGATCACGACTCCAATGCGCTGTTTGCCCTTCCCGGCGATTTGGGGAAGATGCTGGGACCCTTTGAGCGGGAATCGTTTTGGGGCATACTAGCCCCGGAAAAGCGCGGCAAGTCGTGGCGAATGATTGACATAGCAAACAGGGCCTGGAAGAAACGGTTCCGCGTGGCTATGTTCCAATGCGGCGATATGTCCCAAAGAGCTACCACGGCGCGTATTCATTCCAACCTGACGGGAAGACACCCCCGGTACTTCGGCAGATTCCTTATGCCTGTGCTGGATTGCGCGTGGAATCAAGACAATTCGTGTACGGCGCGACAGAGAGCCTGCGATTTCGGCGTGCTAGGCAGAAAGGGCCAAATGATGACGTATGAAGAGGCCCCGGACTACGTGCCGTGTTCCTTCTGCCAGCGCAAGTACCCGGATGCTTTCAAGGGGGCGGTATGGTACAGGGAAGAAAGCACAGAAAGGCTGAACTTCCAGTATGCGGTAAACTACGCCCAAAAGCTCTCAAAACGCTACAGGGCCCAACCTTTTAAGCTGTCCACCTATCCGACCAAGACCGTAAATGTCAAGATGATCAACGCCCAGTTAGACATATGGGAAAACACCGAAGGGTGGGTGCCGGACTTCGTAATCATCGACTATGCGGACATTTTGGCCCCGGAAGACCCGCGAAAAGAATTTCGCCACCAGCAGAACGAAAGTTGGGAGGCGTTGCGGGCTTTATCCCTAGATCGCAAGTGCTGCGTCATAACGGCCACACAGGCAACGAAAGACGCACACAAGAAGAGACAAACCGGAGTGACCGATATATCGGAAGACAAAAGAAAGCTCGCACACGTTACGAATATGATCGCCCTCAACCAAACTCCGGAGGAAAAGAGGGCCGGAATCATGAGAATATCACAATTAGCTGTTCGAGAGGATGAATTTGACGTAGAGGCCAATGTCTGCGTTCTTCAACAATTACGGGTAGGTAATCCCTGTATTGCTAGTTATTTTGATAAAGAGTAAAATTTTTCTTGACTTTGAAAAACTTCTCCTGTAAATAACTTCATACGCGGACAACACGCAAACGAAATTCAACTCAAGTTTCAAAAGGAGAGAACATCATGGCAAAGAAAGTCGAAAAGAAGGAAAAGGGGTTTTGTGGCGTCAAGGGTCTGACCGAAGACATGCTGATCGCCGCCGCCGAAGACCTGAACGCCTCCATTGGCCTTGATCCGGCCATCGACGTGGAAGACCTCGAAGGCGAAGAACTTCTGGAAGCCGTCAAGACGGGCATGAGCGAAGTCTACACCGCCGACCAGCTGGAAGACGACACCTGGAAGGTGATGGAACTCCTGGGCATCGAAGCGCAGGAAGCCCCCGAAGAGGAAGAACCGGAACCGGAAGAGAAGCCCAAGGCCAAGGCCGGCAAGAAGGCTTCCAAGAAGACCGAACCGGAACCGGAAGACGACGACAACGGCGACGATGATGGCGACGATGATGGCGGGGAAGAAGAGGCCCCGAAGTCCAAGAAGGGCAAGGCCGCTCCCGCCCCGGCCAAGGGCAAGAAGGCCGCGCCCAAGGAAGAGCCGGAAGATGACGGCGATGGCGACGACGATGAGCCGAAGGCCAAGAAGGGTGCGAAGGCCAAGGCCGAACCCGCCAAGAAAGCCGCTCCCAAGAAGGCCAACGACGGCCCCAAGTACAGCCGTTCTGACGCCTTCGGGGAAACCCTGATGGCCGGCAAGAAGAACAAGAAGTCCCTGGCCCAGATCATCGAAGATTCCGACGCGCTGTACAGCGAAAACACCGGACGCCGCAGCAATCCGAAGGAATCCGCCTGGTGCGCCAATCTGTCCCTGAAGGCCCTGGCCGCTTGCGGCTACGTCAAAGTGGACGGCGACAGCGTCGAAATTCTGGTCCGGCCCTAGCGTCTTATGGTGACGCTGATACTCCTGGCCGAATGGTTACCCACTCCCCGTAACCTTCGGCTGGGAACCCCCACCCGGAAAACGGGCACGAAGCCCGCAACGACTACCGCACCGCAGAGGCCGGTGGCTGGTCTGGGGAGAGATAACGACAGAACGCCCTGTGAACGGCGTAATTGGAAAGCGCGGCCCCAGCCGTCCCGCCTACCATAACGGGACCACGCAACATCCGGGCCCAACCCGCCCCCGGCCAGCTTCGGGGGCGGGTTTCTTTTTCAGAAAAAGAGAGGTTGTTATGAAAAGACTCAAGACCCCGTTGACCATTCGTGGGGATTGCTTGTACTGCCCGCTTTCTCTTTCCCTCGACACCTACTGGAACTGTCTTTGTGACTGTTTGCATTGCTACCTTCGCCGCTTGAATAGGACTTGGGGAACGGACCTGCGCCCCGTAGAGCACGAGCTTGTGGAAAGAATCCTCACCAACGGTCTGAAGAACAAGAACCCCAAGACGCCGCTTGCGCACGCCCTAGCCGCCAAGAAGACGCTTCGCTTTGGAAACAAAGCCGATCCCTTTCAACCCGCTGAAAGAATCTACCTTGTAAGCGCAGAAGCCCTTCGCGCACTCAAAAAACTCCAATGGTCCTTCGTAATCCAGACCATGGTTACTGACGTTATGATGGACTACGAGCGCATCATAATGAATTGTCGGGACTTCGCTTGGATTCAGCCTATTATCAGCCCCGGCATGGAAAAGGACTGGGAAGTTCTGGAGCGTAAGCGCACGACAAACCCGATCCAACGCCTAGAGCATCTTGTTGCCTTGAAGAAGCAGGGCATGCGCGTAGCTGTAAATGGTGAGCCCTTTATTCCCGGCTTCCATACGGTTCAGGATTTTGAAGATACATGTAAACTTCTCCGGTCCTACGGCATCCGAAGATACAACACCTATAACTTTCACTTCAACGATCATGTGGCCAAGAATATGCACGAAGCTGGCATAGACATCCGGGCCATTTACGAAAACAACCAAGACGGGCCTTGGAAGAAAATACTCGTCCAGTTGTTAGATATTGCCAAGAAATACGACATTCTGTTGGGCTGTCCGGACTTTGTGAATACAGGCCCGCAATATCGGGAAATGGCCAATACCTGCTGCGGCGTAGACGTTTCCAACCCAATGACCTTCAATACGCATACATGGAAACGTATGATCCAAGACGGGGTTCCCCTTGAGGAAATCTACGAGTCCACCAAAGACGGCGTAGGGGATGAGGAAGAGGGCCGCAAAGTGCTGTTTGGGGAAGGTCCGCAAGGAATCTATACGATGGAAGATGCCGGACTTGTAAAGAAGGGTAAAGTTCTGGACACCAAGGAGTAGCCATGCTGATACACACCCCGGTAGAGAAGTACAGTGGCATCTATGTGAAAAGGGAGGATATGGCCGTAAACGATCCCACGGCCCCGCCCTTTTCCAAGATGCGTGGAGTTCTGGCGCATCTTACCAAGTTACGTGATTCCGGCATCAGAACAGTAGGATACGCCGAAAGTGCCATTTCTATGGCTGGTTGGGGACTTGCTTGGACCGCCCGGCAGCTTGGCCTTCAAGCGGTTATTTTTGCCCCTGTGTACAAATGCGACCACCCATATCTTGAAGTGTTGCGTATGCATAGAAAACACTGGGAGCGTCTTGGGGCACAAATAGTGCCCATGCCGGCGGGACGTACCAAGATCATTTATTATCAGGGCCGGAAGTGGATGGAGGACCATTACCCGAAAAACAGCGAAATGTTGCCCATCGGTATGAGTTTCCCCGAAACCGTAGAGGCTACTGCCGCAGAGTACGTTTGGACGCTGAAAGAGTACAAACTCCAGCCCAAAAACGTCGTGTTGTGCGTAGGAAGCGGAACCATTGCCGCCGGGGTGGCACGAGGAATTGCGGAGAGCAATTTGAAAACGAAGCTCTGGGGAATACTCACGCGGGACGGTAGCGTGCCGGAAAAACTGCGCTACATGGAAAAACTCGCAGGGTTTCCTCTATCCTCCGAGGGCATGCTGGGCACGTTCTCTTCCGCTTCGGTTACATTGCTGAGTTCTGGGTTCGAATACACACAGAAATCCAAGATCGTTGTCCCCTTTCCCTGCAATCCCTATTACGACGCAAAAGCGTGGGAGTGGCTTGCTAGCAGAAAGTCTACCTACGAAGAATTTAACAGAAAACAAACGCTTTTTTGGAACATCGGGGCCTAGTCTGTAAATATCCTCGTAGGAGGACAAAAATATGAAACTCGACGCATTTGTTGAATTACGCAATAGGCTTCTAGCCAAAGACCCCAATTTCATCGTCATACGCAAAACCCCGGCGGTACTGAACGCACTAGGCCCGTCCAACGACGGCAAGGTGTGGTATTGGGACGCGGTAAACGGAAGGGCCATTCTTGTGTACACGGTGGAGTCCGCGGCCAACCTAGCCGCCGACTTCTCCAAATACGAAAAAAGGGCCGAACAGTTCCTCAACAAACTCCTCAATCAGCCCATTAAGCCGTTGTCTTTTGGAATCACGCAGACGAAAGAAGACTGGTTCGACAAGATATTTAGGGAAGCGGCGACGAAGATTTGTAAAGAAATAAAAAACGACAGAGCTTTCTTCGTTACAATGGAGCCTGGCGACTATGTTGTTTGGGAAGTTGTAGACGATCCCGCGAAGGAAGTGGATGTCCAGTTTTACTCCCGACTGTCCCCAGATATTGAGAACCGCTTTTCCCGAAAGACCAGAAATCAGACTTCCGGAATAATCCACATGTTGTTGGACTTGACATTTCCCGACAATTCCAATATCATGTTTTTCTTCGGAAAGTATGAGCGCGAAGACGGTTCCATCTTTCTGGAAGTGAAAGGCGGCTACAAGAAACAACAGGGCATCGTTATTCAGTTCAATGACGTAACTCGCATCTAGTGGAGAGACAATGACCAAGAAAGAACTTCTTCAGATGGATTACTGGGAACTGCGTAAAGTGGTTTCCAAACTCGTTCCTCGCACGTTCCGTCTTCGGGAAGACGCCAGAAAGGGCGAAGCGGTCAAGGAAAAGGGCAGAAAAAAGAATTACCACCAATACGATCTGGTGGGACAGGAAATGACCAAGCGGGAACGCCTTCTGAATACGGAAGAGGTCAACAGCTTTCTCGAAATATCCTGCCGGGCCCAAGCCTGCCCTATGCCGCTGAATTTGGACGTGTATGACGGCCTTCTTTGTGGCTTCAAATGCATCTATTGCTACGCCGACGCCTTCCGCGCCTCCCTGTACACATCTTTCTTCGATAACAGCAAATCCGTGGGACTTCGCCACTGTAATCCGGACTTCTACAAGGCGAAGCTGGACGATCTGTTCAATAAGTCCCTGGGAAAAGACCCGTTGGAAATCAAGAGCGACGTTGGAAAGGCTCTGGCCAAGCGCATTCCCATTCGTTTCGGTATTCGGTTTGAAGACTTTCTGCCCGCAGAAAAGTCGAAAGGGATCAGCCTGGAACTTCTGAATTACCTCCGGAAAGCCCAGTACCCGCTGATGATCAACACCAAGTCCAACCTCGTAGGCGAAGACGCCTACGTGAAGGCTTTGAGTGGGAATAAGGCCAAGACCGCCGTACACATCACTATGATTTCCTGTGACGAAGACTTCTTGCGGGTAATTGAGCCGGGGGCACCCACCTTTGAAAAACGCATCCAAGCTGCCAAGAATCTCGTGGACGCTGGCGTGCGTGCCGTTGCCCGAATCGAACCCTATATGGTGTTCTTGAACGATTCGCAGGACATGGTTCAAGAATACTTTGGACGAATGAAGGAAGCTGGGGTCACGCATCTTACCTTTGACACATACTCCTATTCCGCCAACAACCCCGGAATCCGCCAGAATTTTGTTAGAAGGGGCTATGACTGGGAACGTATGTTCCTCCTTACCTCCGATTCCCAGGCCATAGGCTCGCTCCTGCTCTCTAAATTCATGGAGATGTTTAGAGAGCAGGGGTTTTCCGCTTCCAGTTTTGATATGGGCGGCGTTCCCGATAACAACGACCCCATTTGTTGTTCTGTAGGCGATTGGTTTAAGGATGCTGGCTATAATTGGGGTTGCGTGGTTGGGGCGGTTCGGTACATCAAGGAACGCGGCCTGAAGCCTACGTCGTGGAATAATTTCCACAGATACGTGATGCGCAACGGCGGCTTCCTATCTAGGGTTCTTGAAGAAGAGGTCAAGGAACTCTGGAACCTGGAAGGAAATGCGTCCTACTTCGTCAATTGGGGTCGCGGTATTGAGCCTTGCGGTCATGATGAGCATGGAATCCTCTGGCATTACAGGGAAAACCCCGAAACCGACTTTCGCTATAAAATACTGGAGGGGGTGGTATAAATGGAATTTAGCTATTTGAAGTTTCTCCTATACGCAGGGGGGCTTGCCGTCTTTCTTTTCTTTTTCAACATGTGGTATTTTCGCCGTCTTCAGACAGCAGCAGCCCGTCGTCAGAGAAAAGAAGAAGAGGCGCATATCGAAAACATAAAGAAATGGAAAAGCTACGCTGTTACTTGTAAGAAGTTTGAGAACGGCGAATGCGACCTGTCCATTGCTTGTGATACTTGTTCATATTATAAGGAGCCTGAAGATGAGTAAGAAGGTCAATAAACTTCCAGAAGAAACAATGAAACAAATCTTCGCACACGCGGTAGCCCTGGATCAGAACGGCAGGTTGAGAAATACCATCTACGCGAAGGATTCCACCGTGTACGTCCTGAACTCTGACAACACTGTTCTGCTTCGCTTCAGTACGAGCCAGCCCCTTCCGATTGACGGCGAAGTCCGTTTCAAGGCGTCCGACTACGAAGGCGACAGCTTCCAAATCGAAGACGGCAAGATGGTATTCACGACTCGTTGCGGCGGCGTGGAAAGAAAGAAGTCCTGCGGCCTTCCGGACCTGACCTTTGCTGATGTGGAACACATCTTCGATTCTCATGAGCCGGATACCGATGAGCCGTTTGCCGCCGCCCTGGTCCTGACGAAGGACATCGTTTCCATCCTCGACGAGAACCTTTCTCATGTCGAAATTAGTGGCGATAAGAAGACGGGGTGGCTCATAGTCCAGCGGGACATCTACAGCGGCGCAAAAGTGGAAATACGGCAGATCAAGGCACACGGTATGGGCGTACACGATGCGTCCGAAGTGAGCCAGAACTTCGGCCCCATCGGTTTGCGCACCAACGACTTCATTGCCCTGTTCCTGTTCCACGGTTCGATCAACTTTGCTTTCCAGTTACTGGAAAAACGCGTTGTCTATATCGAAGCGGAAACGGCGGCATACGATCTGAAAGGCGTAGTTGCCCAGTGCGTCTACGATGAGATGGGCACTATAGGGGCCACAATTTCCGAGGAATCCGAGGAAAAAAAGAAACCTACTAGACGAACCACAAAGAAGTAGCTAGAAGGTTTGTAAATACTTTCAACGGAGGGAGTTTCTATGGGAGGAAAGAGCAGAAAGACGGGAGGCGTCAGCAAGGCCCTCATCGACAAGCTCACCGGATCGCAGGTACAAAAGGAACGTAAAGGCAAATCCAAACAATCCAAGTCCGACGCTGCCGACAAGAAGGCGGGGATGGGCGTAGGATAAATCACCAAAACACCGTAAAGGAGAAACAGACCATGGCCAAGAAAGAAGCACCCAAGACCACGAAGAAAGCCGCCCCCGCCGCCAAGAAGACCGCCGCCAAGAAGACCGCCGCCAAGGGCAAGCCCACCGGCAAAGAATCCATTCTCGACAAGGCCCGTGCCGCACGCGAAGCCGCCAAGGAAAACGCCCAGGCGTCCATCTCCAAGGACGGCCTTCTGAAGGAAATCGCCAAGAAGCTGGGCATTGCCAAGGACGACGTTCAGACCGTCGTTGACGCCTTCCTCGACGCCGCCGGACAGCACCTGGCCGCTGGCGAGAAGGTCAGCGTCCACGGCTTCGGCATCTTCAACACTTCCGTCATGGCTGCTCGTGACGGAGTCAACCCCCTGACCGGCGAACCCATGCACATCGCGGAATCCACCCGCGTCACGTTCAAGGCTTCCACCGCCCTGAAGGAACTCGTCAACGGGTAATTCCATGCTCAATTACCTTACGCTCATGGAACAGGCGGGGATCGCCCCGAACTTTTGGACCAGCAGGGCGTACTTGGAAAGAGCAGGAGCAGTAGAACAGACAAAAGGGAACCTCATCTGGCTGGAAGCGGATGAGGTTCCGCTTTTTCCCACCCTGTCCTTTTCTGGTATGATCGCACCTATGCGAGAATGGCCGGTTCAGTATTGCTGGAGCGACTTTGAGGGCTTCTCCTCCGAAACGACCAACAAGGAATTTCTGGATTATGAGTTTATCTATAACCCAACCGACTTTCTTGAGATGGCTGGAGGAAAATGGGCTGTGTTTAGAAAAAACAGCCGTAAATTTCCACGCCGTTTCGAAGGGTCCGTCTATTCCAGAGGATATGTCCCTAGCTACGGGGATTTGGTCGGATTGCTACAAAGGTGGGCTAGTCGTTTTAACGAAGACGACACTATTCACGACGCCGCCATTATCCTAAAGTATTTGGAAGACCTTTCCCCTGGTGTGGATTTTGGCTGGAAAACGCTTCGATTGAATAATACCCATAAACCAGAAGATTTGGTGGGAATTAATATCTGGGACCGTAACTGGAAGTATATCAACTTCCGGTACTGTTTTTGTGATCCCGATTACCCTTTTATTTCAGAATACATGCGATGGTTGTTTTATACGGACCCCGCCATACTTGCGCAGAAGCGCCTTGTATGTGACGGCGGGTCCGTAGATCGTCCAGAATTAAAAGCCTTCAAAGAAAAAATGAACCCGCTCCAAGTCCGTGAAGTATATACTTGGGGCAAAGAACCAGGAGAAGGATATGGAGATTGATAGAAAGCAGCTACTGGACGCGCTTACCCTGGCCCGTCCCGGTCTTGCCTCTTCGGACGTTGTAGAACAGGCGTCCATGTTCGTGTTTCGTCCCAAGGACATTGTAACCTTTAATGACGAACTTTGCGTGCGCGTCAAGATCAAGTCCGGTATCGAAGGCGCTGTCCAGGCTCAAGAGCTTTACGCCTACCTTTCCAAGAGTAAGGCCGAAAAGCTCACGATGGAAACGACGGAAGACGAACTCATCATCAAGGCCGGGAAGCGCGCAAGCGTAGGCATCCGGCTGTCCAGCAAAATCTACCTTCCGGTGGACGGGATCAATGATGCGGAATCCTTTGAACCGCTTCCCAAGAACTTTACCAAGGCCCTGTCCCTGGTATCGCAGACGGCGGCGAAAAACGCCTCAAGCATGCCCATTCTTGCTGCTCTTCATTTCGTAGGGGACAAGGTGGAATCCTGCGACAATTTCCGGATCACCGCCTACACATTTGAAGAAGGCACCGACTTCCCCGAATTTTTGCTTCCGGCAAACATGGTCAAGGAAGTGCTCAAATTTGAGCCGGTAGAGTATTCTGTTGTCGAGGGTTGGGCGCACTTCCGAACTGCCGAGGGTGTGTGGCTCTCGTGCCGTACCGTGGCTGCGGGGCCGAAGGGCTACCCGGACCTGTCCGGAATCGTAGAAGTTGAAGGCGTCACTATCGAATTTCCCGAAGGTTTCGCAGAAGTTCTGGACAGGGCTTCCGTTTTTGTTGATAAATCCGCTACCTTGGACGAGTTTGTAACAATTTCTGTAAAAGAGGGTAGAGCGTCTGTCGTAGCGGAAGGGACTATGGGTTGGTTCAGGGAATCGGTGAAAGTAGACTCTGATAATCCGGAATGCTCTTTTAACGTCAATCCCGGCTTTCTGTCTGGAATCCTTCCGCTTCTGTCCAACGCTATCGTGGGCGACAACTACCTGCGACTGGACGGTGAGGATTTCCTTCACGTTATGTGTTTGTGTGTAGAAAAATAGGAGAACGACATGGGCGGCAAAAGACAGCAGAGAATCGTTTCTATGGAAGCGCAGGGGAAACTGGACTTTGAGAAGTACGGCCACCGCCGCTTCCGCTGGCGCAAGCCGTGTGCCGAAGAACACGCCTACATGCGCGGTTACGCCAAGGCCAAGTATGGCGTTTTTGTTCGATATGGCCGGCATTTCTAAATAATCAACAAGCGGGGCGGCGTGGATGGTGACACGCTTTTAGAACTAGAAAGCTCGACAATGCTAGCCATGGCCTACGGCAACGCAGGATGTAATGGCCGGGGCGGACAAGGCCGCATAACCCGAATGGGCATTCAAAGTTCCTCCTCAATGTTCCGGTATGGGCGGGACAAGCGCTCGCCCGATGCGTTGAGATGATACCGAGCACGGCCGGTTCGATTCCGGCCCCCGCTTTTCACATAATTCCATCCAGACACGGGGTGGAGATCACGGAAAGGGAAGACCCCACCCAAACGGGGTACTGTCTAACCGTCCTGACCGAGACAGCGCAAAGCGAGTTGTGGTGCGTAGGAGGGACTTTCTAGGGAGGAGCATGAACGACGAACCTACAGAATGGCGTACCTGGGGAATATACGCTATGTCTAAAGAAGGCTACATGACCATAGCTTCCGAAATCCCAGGAGGGAAGCCCGCCGGAACGTATCTCATCCCACGAATAGTAGGAAGCGTAACACCCAGATACCGCCTGACCAAGAAAGGAGTCTTGATCACCTACAAGATTTCTGACCTTTTGAAAAAGATCTGGGGAGTCAAGCGAACCCTCACCAATGAAAACGCAGCGGAAATGAGAAAAAACGCCTACGCCTGGAATGAGCGTAGACGGGCCTTGCGAGAAGAACAGGAAACTATACGCCGCCCAAGACTGGCGCGTTCCCGCACAGAAATAGACCCCCAGGACGACTACGGGAACGAAGACCCCTTTATGGACCCGTCCCACCCTCAAAACGACCCCTTTTCAAACTGGAGGTAGTCGTGGCCAGACGAAAACCGCCGAAGACGAAGGAAATCACGCTCAAAGAGCTTCTGTATAAAATACGGAAGACCTATGACGACGCCATAGACGAACTACGCAAGGAACAGGAACAGAAATTGCGGGAAGCCATTACCAAATTCTGCCCACTTCCCAAAGAAAAAGAGTTTCTTGTGGCGGATTACTCCTTCAAAGGGAAAACTTTCCAATACAAAGACTTTCGGCATCAATGGGGCGATGTTATTCTGTTCGGCGGGACGCTTCGTAATAATGGCGAAGTATCAGAAAAACAGTATTGCGAGTCCAGAATCAACACCGAGCATATAAAAATCACAGTACCCGCAGAGGAAGAGTAATGGCCGGATTCTTTCAGAAGGATGACGTATCACACGGAGCTAGGGTCAAGCCCAAGCAAAAAGTCGAAGCGTTTGGAACTTGCGAGACTTGCGGGCTGTATGAATATGGAAATTCCGTCAAACCCTTTGGAGAGAACAGAAAGCGCATAATGATTGTGACCGAAACCCCTTCAGAAGGGGAGGCCCGAAAAGGCAAGATGTGGTCTGGGGAGCAAGGGCAGCTTCTCCGATCCATTTTGCGCGAGAACGGAATTGACCTGAATCGGGATTGCGTGTCCATCTACGCAGTACGATGTAACATTCCAGAAGACCGCAACCCCCAACCCAACGAAGTTATCGGGTGTCGGGATAAACTGTTCAAAGCCATCGAGAAATACGAGCCTAGACTGGTCGTATCATTGGGCTATTTTGCTTTGTTTGCTCTTATAGGGCATCGGATGGGCGACGGGCTGGGCGGCACGCTTGATCGCTGGAGAGGGGCCAAAATTCCGTATCACGAAATCGGAGCGTGGCTGTGTCCTACATTCCATCCTATCTACGTGATGGCAAACGAGAAAAACCCCAACGTCGAACTCTACTGGGAACGGGACATCAAGAATGCTATATGCCAGCTGGACAAAGAACTTCCAAATCCCATTAACGAAGATTCGGTTGACGTTTTGGTGGAGCCGAAAGACATCAAAGATCGGCTTGGTTATCTCCTTTCCCGTCCAGACGAAATCAGAGCCGCAGTAGACTGGGAAACAACGGGCCTGAAGCCCCATGCCAAGGGGCACCGCATCTTTACCGCCGGATTTTCTACGGGGCTTGATAACACATTTGCCTTTAAGATGGAACCGCAGTACCGGGAACCGCTCATACAAATCGCCAAAAGCCGAACCGTGGCGAAAATAGCGGCCAACATGAAATTCGAAGATACGTGGGCCCGGCAATGCCTGGGGACACATATCAACAATTGGTATTGGGACACTATGGTTGCGCAGCATGTTATCGACAACCGCCGTTACATTACCGGCCTCAAATTCCAATCCGCTGTCCGTTATGGCGTATGGGATTATGATTCTGAAATCTCTCCTTACTTGAGGGCCGAAGACGAAAGCAACGCAAACGCCTTCAACCGCATATATCAGGCCCCCTTACCGAAACTGCTAAAGTACAACGGTATGGACTGCCTACTTGAGTTCCTTCTCCATGAAGATCAGATTTCCGAAGTAAACGAACAAGGCACTATGGACGGCTACATGCTATTACATGCCGGAATACTTGCGCTGTCCGATATGGAATGGCGCGGCCTTCCGGTAGAAGATACGCACGTGGTCCAAGAGATCAGACGCCTTGAACAGGAAGTCGCAGAAATCGAACAAAGCATATGGGCGTCCAAAGAAGGGAAGAAATGGAAAAAGAAGTATGGAACGGACGCCAATTGGAATAGTAATCAGCAGTTTGTAGAAGTGCTTTCTGAATGCGGCGTAGAGTTTGAAAAGAAGACCGCCAGTGGGCAGTTCGCCGCCGACAAGGGCGTTCTGGAGATGTTGGACCATCCCATTGCGAAGCAAATCCTACGTGCCAGAAAGCTGACGAAGAACGGGGGAACATTCCTGGCCAATATCCGGAAAGAGGCCGTAAGTGGCTCTCTCCATCCAATACACAACCTTCACAAGGTTATCACATTTCGGTCTTCCTGCGAATCCCCGAACACGCAGAACATGCCTAAACGTGACGAAGAGTCCATGAAGATCGTCCGGGCGTCCTTTCGCGCCCCGAAGGGTAAGTGTATTGCTGAAATCGACTATTCCGGTGTTGAGGTCCGGGTGGGGTGTTGCTACCACCGGGACAAAAATATGGAGCGGTACATTCTCGACACTTCTACCGACATGCATAGGGACGAAGCCTGTTCCATATTTTGTTTTGATCCCTATTACATCAACACTGAAGTAATTCAGGGAAGCGACGACTTGGCCCAGAAATACTTCAAGGCGATTCGAAACAGCGCAAAAAACGGATGGGTCTTTGCCCAGTTCTATGGTGACTGGTACAAGGCTTGTGCGAAGAACATCTGGAATCAGATCACTCACTGGAACCTCAAGGCCCCGGACGGACGGCCCTTGTTTGACCATCTCCGAAAACAGGGAATCAAAAACCTCAAGGATTTCGAATCCCATCTCAAGGACTGTGAGCGGAAACTCTGGGAAGAACGCTTTGGTGGGTACGGTAAGTGGAAGGAGAAGACCTGGAAGAAGTATATGAAACAGGGCTACCTGGACACCTATACGGGTATGCGGTTGTCGGCCCTTTCCTCCAGAAATGAAATCCTCAATGCCCCGATCCAGGGAAGCGCGTTCCACTGCCTGTTATGGTCCGTTATTGAAATGAACAAGAAGCTCAAGAAGGAAAAGTGGGAAACCGTGCCAGTAGCCCAGATTCATGACTCTTGTATTTTCATAACCACTCCTGACGAGATAGATGAATTGTATAAAGTAGCACACGAGATAATGTGCGTAAAGATTGTAAAACACTGGCCCTGGCTAGTCATTCCACTTGAAATAGATATGGACATTACAGAACCGGGAGGGGCCTGGAGTGAGCAAGAGTCCTATAAGCCCACAAAATAGCAAACGAATTCGTTTGGTGCTTACAAAACGTACAGATTTGCGCCTTTTGATACGAATGGAAGATCACTATTCAAAACCACAAGGTTTTGTAGGAAGAAATTTATGTTATGCTGTGTATTGCGATAACGCCTATTATGGACACATAGTGGCCGGGTCCGCTACCAAGCACTTGTCTGGAAGGCATGAATTTCTAGGAACCACACAAGAACAGCTTAACAATATAGTGAACAACATCTTTTTTAATGTGTCCCCAGTCGAAGGAAAGTATCCATTTAGAAATTTTACATCTGCTGTTGTAAAAGAATTTGTAAAAAAAGTAAAAGTGGATTGGCCTAGATTTTATCAAGATTCTGTGCTAGGGTTTGAAACGCTTGTAGAACTCCCAAGAAAAGGAACACTATACCTACGCGCTGGTTGGTCTGTTGTCGGTCAAACAAAAGGCTACACGTGCAAAAGAACTGCCGGCACAGGAACGGACTCTTGGAGTGGAAAGCGGGTTTGGAATACCGATCCGGAACAATTACGCCCTAAATTGATATTGTGTTTTCGAGTAAAACCAAAAAGGAGAAACCATCATGCCCCTTCACTTGGACCATCGTCCCAAAACCCTCAAGAAGGTTGTAGGCCAGGGCGCGACGGTAGCTGCCCTCAAGGCGGTACTGGAACGCGACGACATCCCGCACGCCTTCCTCTTCCACGGCCCGTCCGGGTGCGGAAAGACCACCCTGGCCAGAATCGTAGCCAAAAAGCTGGGATGTTCGGAAATGGATATTAAGGAGTTGAACGTGGCGGATGTGCGCGGTATCGACTCTGTGCGCGAAATTACCCGTTCCATGATGCTTCGGCCCATGGGGGGAAATGCGCGTGTGTGGATTCTTGACGAATGCTTTCCTGCCAACACCCCAATAACTACGCCGACTGGAGAAAAGCCCATACAGGAATTAGTGGAAGGGGATTCTGTATGCTCTCTGTTTGGAAAAAACGACGTTGTGGAAAAAACATTTAGAAAAGAAATTCCTCTCAGCAGGGTTGTTCGGATTGACTTTTCCAACGGGAAGGTTCTTTTTTGTTCGGACCACCACCAGTTCTTTACCCCGGACGGTTGGAAGTTCGCAAAAGACTTGATTTCTGGGGACTTTACTTTTAGCATCCTTCGTAATACTATGGGAGAAAACGGAGGACTTTATGAAGAGGTACAAGAGAACTATTTGTGTGGTGTGCCGAACGAAGCTCAAGCCCCACCAGAAAGTTTGCTGTTCGATAGCGTGTCGAAGTCGTTTGCGGGTAACGAAAAAGACCAGACTGTGCGAATACTGCCAAGTGAAAAAGATACCATATTACCCGAATCGTCAGGAGAAGTACAACCGGAAATACTGCTCTCTTCAATGTCTGGCAGCAGCGAAAATGGAGAATCCGGAGTTTCGGAAAAAGCTCCACAATCCGGAAGTGTCGCAGAAGATAGCCTTGGCGCAGAAGGCTTTTTATTCGACAGAAGCGGGGAAAGCGGAAGCGCAGAAAATATCTATTCGCATGCGAACGAACAACCCTATGGAGAGTGCGGATGTTGTAGAAAAAATGCGAGTGACGAAAGAGCGGAACGGAACGTTGCGCCTACCGCCGAAGATTCGTGGTGGGAACGGTCAATTAACGCTTCCCCAGAAAACACTTCATGGGCTTCTGGGTCCGGATTGGAAAGCGGAGTTTGTGGTGAATACGGGAGTAAAGAGAATGTGGAGCCGTCCCATTTACCCCAATCATTACAAACTGGACTTGGCGCTTCCGGGACTGCTTCTTTGCGTAGAGGTAGACGGAGCGAATCACAGAACGAAGCTGATTTCCTCTCAAGATCAGAAAAAGACGGAATTTCTGAAAGGGTTAGGGTGGACCGTATTACGTGTTACGAACGAGGAGGTAATGACGAACTCTTCCTTGGTGTTGTCGAAGATACAGAAAGAAGTAACGGCTTTGTTACGATGTACGACGTAACAGTAACGGGCCACCCTAGCTACTTTGCAAATGGTTTCGCGGTACACAATTGTCACGCCATGAGCAAGGACGCGCAGAACGCGCTTCTCAAGCCGCTGGAAGATTGCCCCGACCACGTGTATTTCATGTTGTGTACTACCGATCCCCAGAAGCTCATTGCTACCATCCGGAATCGGTGTTCGCAGTTCGCCCTTACTCTTGTTTCCGACGAAGACTTGGCCGACTTGTTGAACGCCGTAGCCGCAAAAGAAGGCGTGGAAATTCCCGAATCGGTCATCAACAGTATCGTGTCCGCTTCCGGGGGATCGCCGCGTGCCGCCCTGGTCCACCTGGATAAGGTCAAGGACTTGCCCGAAGATGAGATGGAAAAGGCCGTTTCCCGAATCGACACCAACGCTTCTGCCGCCATTGACCTTTGCCGGGCCTTGTTGAAAGATAAGCCCAATTGGTCCGAAATCGCCAAGGTACTGTCGAACCTTTCCGGGGGAGAACCGGAGCAGATCAGGATGGCTGTATTGGGCTACTGTAACGCCATCCTGCTGAAGGGGAAGTTCAACGGAAGGGCGTGCTTGGTTATGGAGTGTTTCAAAGACCCCTTTTACAATGACGGCAAGTTCCGTCTTACTCTTGCTTGCGCCGCTTCAGTGGCGTAGGAGGCCATATGAGCATTCGAGATCGTGACTTGGACTATTACGCGGATTTAGAGTTCAACCCGGAGAATTTGGGCGAGGAGTGGCAAAAACAGCCAATCCTTTATTCCCGATACGCCGACCTGGCCGCTGAAGCTGAACTGGCATACAACAAGGCCGTCGAATACAAGAAGACGGTACGCAGTCAGATTTGGCTGGACGTAGCAAAGGCGGGGGAAGGACTTCTGGGCGATGGCGTAAAGCCCACGGAAAAGAACGTGGAAGCCTACATGCGCCAGGCCCCGAAATACATCAAGGCAAAGGAAGCGGAACTGGAAGCGAAGCGCGTTATGGATGTTCTGAAAAACGCCGTGTTCGCTTTCCATCAGCGGAAGGTTGCGTTGGAGTCTACTGTTCAGCTGGTAGTTTCCAAGATTTATGCCTCTCCGTCCGAGCCGAAAGAACTGCGCCAGCTTGCCGAGTCGATTTTGCAGGCTTCGTCTGTAAATAAGATTCGGAAGGCTATGTCTGCGTCTTCTGCGGATGATGATAACGATGACGCGGAAGATGAAAAACCTGTTGTGAGAAAACGTCTTGGATCCAAACGTACAAAGTAAAAGGAGTACAGCATGTCCAGTATGAGAGATCGGTTCAAAAAGCGCGCAAAGGAAGGGGCCCAGAAGGGGTTCTCTGTTCAGCTTCCCGAAGACGTCAAGCGGTTTGCCCCTAAAAAGGGAACGTACAAGCTGGACGTAATTCCCTACACAGTTTCCGCCAAGAAGCACCCGGACGGCGTAGCCGCTGGCGAGCTTTGGTGCCGCCGCCCCTTCCTGATTCACTACGGAATCGGTGTGGACAACAAGCCCCAGGTGTGCCCCCGCACTATCGGCAAGCCCTGCCCCATCTGCGAATACTACGAGCGCGAAAGGAAACGCCCTGGTGCGGATGAAGACGCACTGAAGGAAATCCGCGCCAAGGCCAGGGAACTGTACAACGTCATCGACTTGGACAACGAGGATGACGGCATTCAGGTTCTCGAAATGTCCTACCATCTGTTTGGTAAGCTGCTGGAAAACGAGATCAACGAAGCCGACGATGACGAGGTTGCCGGCTTCGCGGAACTGAAGGGCGGCAAGACCCTCAAGGTGCGCTTTTCCGAATCTTCGATGGGTACCAACAAGTTCCTGGAAGCCACCCGAATCGACTTCCTGGACCGCGACGACTACAAGAAGTCGATTCTTGATGACGTTGTGGACCTCGACACCGTCTTCAACATCCTGCCCTACGAGGAACTGGAAGCCGTCTTCCTTGAGGATGAAGGGGCCGGCATGGCCGCAGATGACGATGACGACGAAAAGCCCAAGTCGAAGTCCAAGAAAAAGTCCTATAAGGACGACGATGACGACGATGATGAGGCCCCCAAGACCAAGAAGCGGTCCAAGTCTGATGACGACGATGACGACGATGAAAAGCCCAAGTCCCGTCGCTCTTCCAAGAAGGAAGAACCGGAAGATGACGAGGACGAGGACGAGGCCCCCAAGTCCCGCCGTTCCGCAAAGAAGGCCGCGCCGGAAGACGACGATGACGACGAAAAGCCCAAGTCCAGACGTTCTGCCAAAAAGGCCCAGCCTGACGCCGATGACGCCGATGACGACGCCGATGAAAAGCCCAAGCGCAAAGCGTCTTCCAAGAAGGCCGATGACGATGACGATGACGACGAGCCCAAGGCAAAGTCCAAGGCCAAGAAAAAGCCTGAACCCGACGATGACGATGACGACGAGCCCAAGGCCAAGAAGGGCAAGGGCGGGAAGTCTGCCGGCGGTGAATGTCCGTTGAGCAACGGCACCTTCGGAAAGGACTTCAACAAGTTCGATGAGTGCGACGACTGTGAAGTCTGGTCCGAGTGCGGCAAGGCCAAAAAAGCTAAATAAGCAAATAAGGACTCCATGATGAGAACTATCATACCGCCGAAATTGATGGGCAGGGTTGCTCCGGACATTCCCCGTGAATATCGCTACGCGCCCCGGCCCCTGTCCACAACAGAAGCAAGTTTGGTAGCCTATCAACATGGAGTCCGTTTTCTTCCCAAGTCCATCGAAAGGCTCTGCCGTCGTTTGGTTCATACCGGCCTAGCCTACAAAGTAAGAAACAGATGGGTCATAGACTTCTACCTCTTCTTGGAGTACATCAATGGCAAGGACATCTCTCTTTCCCCGGAAAGGCTCCACAACCACAAATTCGTCTGCCCGTACTGCGGGAAAACTGAAGAGTATCGCGGCGAACATAAAGAATGGCGCGGATATGAGGCAGAAAGAAAACACCTCGAAAAGAAATCCAAAAAACGACGTAAGCCCAAAAAACTTCGTAAGTACTGGGAGCACACTCCTGAACCTGGTCCTGACGGATCGCAAGGAGGCCGGTTTCAGAAAAGGAAGGATAGTGAATCTAGTGGGGGACAGCAGTGCGGGAAAGTCGTTTCTCGCACTAACCGTCCTCGCAGAGGCCGCCCACTCTCCAGAGTTCGATGACTACAGGTTGATCTATGATGACGCAGAAAACGCCCTTTGCTTCAATATGGAGAAGCTGTTTGGAAAGAAGGCCAGCAAACGAATAGACACAACCATCAAATCCGACACCGTCCAGAAGTGGAAAAAGAATATGGTGCGCCTTGTTGAAGAGGGCGTTCCATTTCTTTACGTTTTGGACTCTTTTGATTCCCTGACTTCCGTAGAGGCCCTTGACCGCGCCATCAAAGCTGCGAAGTCTGATGGAGACGAAGGCGGCAGCTACAAGACGGAAAAGCCCCGGATCGGAAGCGAAACGGCATCCATGATCGTGGAGCCTATTGCGGAAACGGGGTCCATCCTGATTATCGTTTCCCAGACTCGTGATAACATCGGCGTTACCTTCGGGGAGAAAAAGACCCGTTCCGGCGGTAAGTGGCTTCAGTTCTACTCTACTCATGTTCCCTGGATGGCCATTACAGAAAGGGATCGTCACGAAGTTTCCGTCAACGGAAAGAAGGTCAAGCGTACCGTTGGCGTTCACACTCGTGTCCGCTGTAAGAAAAACAAGGTCACAGGAAAAGAACGCGAATGCGATATCAAGATTTCCTACGACTACGGCATTGATAACATATACTCCAACATCAAGTTCCTCGTAGACTCCGGCACATGGTCCGCCAAGAGCGGATATATTGACCCGGACGGAATCGCTGACGAAAAGATGAAAGCCGATGATCTGCGCCAGTATGTGGAAGACAACAACCTTGAAGAAGACCTGGCCGAACTGGTAGAGGAAACCTGGCACAAGATAGAAGAGGCTTTTGTTTCCAAGGAGAGGAAGCCTAAATATGAATAACGGGCTGTTTGATAAAATACTCGTGTTCGACGCGAATGGGGTGGCCTGGACCGAGTTTCACGGCATGCCCCAATTCTCTTTTAACAAGATACTCACAGGAGTGGCCTATGGATTCATTCTCCAAATCCTTGCGCTTGCTGGGCACTACAACACAAACCGCTTCGTGTTCTGTTGGGATTCTCGCAAGTCTTTTAGAAAGGATCGCCACCCGTGGTACAAAGAAAAACGGGCCTATGAAAACAAGACCGAGGAAGAGCAGGAAAAATATGTTAAGGCCATCGGCCAGTTCCAGAAGATTCGAAAGGAAATGTTACCGGGCCTGGGGTTCAGTCAGAATTATATGATGTCCGGCTATGAGGGTGATGACCTCATAGCTTCTGTGGTTTTGAATAACCCCGGCGACTTTGTTGTGGTTACCACGGACAACGATATGCTTCAACTTCTGGATCGTTGCGATATATACAATCCCAGGACCAAAACGGAAATCACCAAGAAGTCATTTTGGCGCGAAAACCACCTTACGCCGCAAGATTGGGTCCGGGTCAAGGCGATAGGTGGATGCGCGTCTGACTGCGTTCCCGGTGTGCCCGGAGTGGCTGAAAAGACAGCTTCGCAGTATGTTCGAAACGAGCTTTCCCCGAAGTCGAAAAAGTTCCAGAGCATTGAATCCTTCGAAGGAAAAACGATCATTGAAAGAAACGATTGGCTGGTGCGACTTCCCTTGGAAGATACGCCGCCGATCTACCCCCAGTTCAACGAAGACTCCTTCGATTACGATAAGTTCTTGGATATGTGCGCTGAATTTGGGTTCCGCTCCTTACTGAAGCCTGATATAAAATCTCTGTGGCGTTCTCTTTTCTGCGGAGAAGAAGAACGCCCAATGATGGGAGGTATGACGCGATGAACAACGATACGCCCACTAATAGGTACCATGACTATCTGAAGCAGCTCAAGAAAAACGAAAAACTAGCTTCGGCCCTGGAAGCTGCCAAAAACGCCAAAACGCTTAAACGGGCATACGGTAAGACTGGAAGGAATGCGCCGTGTCCTTGTGGCAGCGGAAAGAAGTACAAACACTGCCATATGAAAGAAGTGGAGAGGAAATATGCTGTTGTCTCTTGACCTGGGCTTCGTCAATACCGGCTATGTTGTGGTAAGCGAAAGGGGCCTGGAAACATACGGCACGATTACCACCTCAAAAACAACCAACAAGCAAGGGCGCGTATCTGACGACAACGTCAACCGCTGCTCCCATATCGCTACCGAAATCAACAAACTTGTAACCCACTATGGCATCCGGGGAATTATGGGGGAACTTCCTTCTGGCGGCACCCAAAGTAGCTCTGCCGCGAAAGCCATGAGCCTAGTGACTGGGTGCGTAGGGGCGTGCGTAGCTATTTTGGACCTACCGTGCGAGTGGTGTACGCCCCTTCAGACCAAGATGGCTCTGTGTGGATCAAAAACGGCCAGCAAGCAGGATATGATGGAAAAGGCCGTAGAGGTTATGCGGGGAGGGTCCGAAAAGAAGGCAAACGGGGTACAGTACTGGATGCCTTTGGTGTCCGGAAAGCAAGGCCCCAGAATGTTCGGGTCTACTTTCGAACACGTAGCCGACTCCCTTGGGGCCTTTATGGCTCTTGAAAGCGGACTCCTTGTAAAACTTATGAAAGTGATGCCCCTATCCGGAGGACCGAGATCATGCCTTTCAAAAAAACACTCCAAATACTCGACAGAATTGCCGCCACGCCGTCCTCAAAGGACAAAGCCAAGATCATAGAACACCACGCTACTGATCCTTTTTTCCGTAGCGTGGTTTTGTACGCTTTGAATCCGCATTGGCGTTTCAAGATGACGGAGGTTCTTCCACCAACTACGGACGAAGACCCATTCGGGCTTGACGTATTCCAGAACCTAGATTGTATGGTGGAAGCCTCCGGCCTTACCAACTCCCAGAAACAAATAGCCTCCAACATATTTCACGCCTTCGGAAAGGAAGGTGTCGAAGTCGTAAACCGCATTCTCCAGAAAGACCTCAAATGCGGTGCCGGTCCCAAAACCTTCCGGAAGTTTATTCCAGAAATCCCACTCCATGAAGTTATGAAGTGCGGATTTATGAGCAACCTCGACAAGTGGTTCAAAAACACCCCGAAAGAAAGACGCGCCTGGTCGCATAAAATCAACGGCGTCCGTAATTGGGCTATTGTTGAATACAAGGGGGCAACTCCCGTTCACCTTTCCAACGACGGCTTGGAGTATCCCAACTTTTCTGTATTCAACGAAGCAATACTGGAAATGGTGGAGATGCGACCCAAGAGCGAACGCAACAAATATCCTTGTATTTGGGACGGGGAAGTTATTTCCACAGACGCGCACTTCAATCAAAGAATTAGTGAAATACGAACCCACAACAACGCCCACCCGGACAAGTTCCGGTTTCTCATATTTGATTACGTCCACCCAGAGTTTCCGTTGTGGATGCGTGATTTAATAATAGACAGGACTCTGGGAAGGGTTCGCCCCAAGAACATTCAAAAAGTAGACCTCATCGAGTTCGCCCATAAAGAGCAAGTTGAGCAAATCTTTAGGGAATACGTGGCTAGTGGTGGAGAGGGCCTTGTTCTCAAAGACCTTGACGGCCTATACGAAATCAAACGGGTAAACCACCAAGTTAAGTGGACTCCCGAAGAGTTTGTGGACGTTCGTGTCGTGGAAGTGTTAGAGGGCAAAGGAAAGCTGGCCGGGCACGTAGGACGCTTTGTAATAGAGTACGAAGGACGGATTTGCGAAGCGGGGCCGGGGAAGGCTACTCACAAGCAATTGAAAGAGTACTGGACAAAGCCGCCCACTATGATTGAGGTAAAGTATAGGGAAGTGACCCCTGACGGCGCACTTCTTTTTCCAGTCTTTAACAGAAACCGGGAAGACAAAAGGAGCGACATATGAGCGATTTTTCTTTGGTGGAAATGGCCCTCTACCAGTTCATGAAGATGGACGCCGCGCCGTTGGTAGAGTACCAGGAGCTTTGCGAGCAAGTGTTGCCGCTTCTGGAAAACCAAAAGGCGGACGCTTCTGGGTGCGTCTACATACCCAAGAATACAATTACCAAAGTTATTACAACCTCCAAGACTTTAGCATATTCCGTACTGACCATCAAATCCAGCCTAGCCGTTAGTGAGCCGGCATCAGAAGCGGAAACCGTTGCTATATGTAGCCGTTTTGTGCAAGGCCCCGGAGTATTGGACCGGGGAGATGTTGTTTACTTTCTTCCCCGGTGCTGCACGTTCCGTGACATCCCTCCTGGCGTTCCTTTCGTAGTTGCTGACCCCCTTCCGGATGTCGAAAACGCCGATCTATCCTTTCCGGCCATCTACGCCATTGAGCTGGTCTACCTCGACACCTACGGGGCAATTCAGTCCTGTATCGTAGACCGGCGGCGCGTATCCAGGGAAAAACATGCCGTTTCCCCTCTTGCCGAAGCCCCATCCACTTCGGTGGTGTCCTAATATGGAAGCTGTAAACCCGTGCCCCTTCTGCCGGGCCGAACCGTCAAGGCTTCGTGTGCGTAGGGTGTTTGGTTGGTTGTGGCCTTTTTCCAAAATAGAATACGCCCTTTATTGTAAAGACTGCCGTTGTTGGGGTCCGGTAGAAGCTACGCCCACACGAGCTTTTTGGGCTTTCGGAGCTATAAGCAAGCCCCTAACAGATAAATCCAGATGGCGCTTGGGGTCGGTAAAATGATAAAGAAACTTACCCTGAAGAACTTCGAAGTCCACCGAAAGTCGGCCTTGGAATTTGTTCCTGGGGTGAACGTGATAGCTGGGCCTTCAGATCACGGCAAGTCTTCTATCGTCCGCGCCCTGGGGCTGGTTCTTCTGAATCGGCCCCAGGGCCTTTCCTACGTCCGGAATACGGAAGAGGATACCAAAACAAAGGCCGTAGTTGGCGCAATGTTTGACGATTGCGAGATAAGCAGGGTTCGGTCCAAGTCAGATAACTACTACACCTTAAACGGGCAACAATTGAAGGCAATGGGTGCGGCGGTTCCGGACGAAATCGCCCATGCCAGCCGAATGAACGAGTTGAACATACAGTTCCAATTCTCCCGCAAAATGCAGCACTACCTCCTTTCCCTGTCTTCCGGGGAAGTTGCGCGGTATCTGAACGCTTTATTGGAATTGGACATTATTGACGAAACCCTCAAGAAAGTTACCAGCATCGCATCTTCTGCCGATCTGGAATACAAGGCAAGTATCAAAAAAGCGGATGAGTTGGACGCCGACATAAAAAATATGGAATGGCTTCCCGACGCGCTACACCTTCTGGACGAAGCCGACAAATTAGAATCTGAAATAGCCGCCCATTCCGAATTGCTGCAAAGAATCAAAAAGGCCCACGCATCCTACACCAGACTCAGCAAGGCATTGGACAATAAGGTCGCCAAACTTCTTAATCTTCAGACAAATTTCGAAGTGGTGCGCGGCCTGGCCAAGAAAATAGAGAAGCTAAAAAAAGAAGCAGTTTCTATAAGAAAACACATCACTTCTGTCCACAAAGCGATGAAACGAGTTGAAGATTCCAAACAGGAACTTATGGAAGCTGCAGCCGCTTATCAAAAGCTAAACAAAACGATCAAACGCTGTCCTTCCTGTAAGAGGCCATTATGATACTTGGAGCTATGGGCGATTTGCACCACCGCAAAACAAGCCCGAAATTACGAACAGACAATTACCCCGACACCTTGCGGCGTAAATGGGAATGGGCGTTGAAAGAAGCCAAGAAATGCGGCGTGGAGTATATGTTGCTTCCCGGCGACATTTACGACAGCCACGATGCCCCCTACGCCCTTGTGGTGTATCTTCTGCGCTCTATGAAAAGGAGCAAGCTGGAGTTCGGCGTTGTTTGGGGCCAGCACGATCAACGCTATCACTCCACGAAAAAGAACAACACGCCGCTGGGGGTTCTTTCCAATACGGCGGTAGATGCTCTAGGAGCTACGCCCCTTGTTTTCGTAGAGGACGACGATTCAGAGATTCACCTATACGGAATGTCATGGGGAGAACCGCTTCCATCCATACAGGACCATAACGCCTACAACATACTGTGTTGTCATAAACACATTTACGCGGTAGCCGAAGGCTGGGAAGGCGAAGATGCTGTGGAAGCCTTAAAATATCTGAAATCGTCGCCTTTTGATCTGATCGTTTCCGGAGACAATCACAAACAATTTGTTAGAACGCACAAGCAGAAATGGCTGGTGAACGCTGGATCGCTAGGCCGATCTAAAGTGGACCAAGTGGACCACTTCCCGGCGTTCTATGTAATAGATACGAAAGAGCGTAAAGTGACGCGGGTGGAAATCCCGCACGATCCTGTAGATGTTGTATTCAATATGGAAGAATACCAACACCAGAAGGAAAGAAAGAACGAATTGGAACAATTTACGTCCAGCCTCAAGGCCGGAAAGCGTATTTCTCTCAACTTCAAGAAAAACGTAATGGACGCTCTTGAAGAAAACAAAAAAGCCCTTTCGAAAGACACGAAAGACATTATATTGGAGGTTATGTCATGAGCGCCATGGAACAATTAGCCGCTCTGGAGAAACAACTTTCCAAGAAGCAAAGCGCGTATGATCAGGAAGTCGGAGCGTTGGATATGGCCAAACAGACTCTCCAAGAACTGTACGGAAAGTCCTTCAGAATGGAAGCCGTTGAGAAAGACATCCAGAAGAAAGAGGCCCATATCAAGGAATTGGAAGAAGAGTTCGAAAAGACGGTCAAGGCCCTGACGACTATGATGGAGGAAAACGACGATGGGCGGTGAATTGGAGAGGATTCGAAAACGCCTGTACAAACTAGACGGAAAACGCAGCGGCCTAGTATCGTTGCGAAAGGCCCAGCGTAAATTGGCACGAGAGGCAAGCAAGCGTAGCCTCGCAGCTAAAGAGGCGCGGGAATTTTTCTTAAAGGTTGCCCAAGACACACAGGCGAACCTGGAAACCAGACTTTCCAAGATCGTTACTATGGCCTTGTGCGCCGTGTTTGACGATCCGTATGAATTCAAGGTCAAATATGAAATCAGAAGGGGCACCACCGAATGTGATCTGGTTTTGTACCGCGACGGCTACGAGTATGACCCGTTGGCGTCTTCTGGTGGCGGCGTTGTTGATATTACCTCCCTGGCGCTTCGTATGGCGGTATGGTCCCTTGCCCCGGATTCCCGGCCCGTAATGATTCTTGATGAACCTTTTCGCAACCTTTCGGAGAACCACCATGAATTGGCAGCAGAAATGCTACACTCCCTTTCCCAGAAGTTGGGAATACAGATTATTATGGCCTCTCACAACAAAGGTATTATTTCCGGTGCGGATGCGGTATTTCGTCTTGTAAAAAAGGGTGTAGTGGAAAGACAACAGTGAGGGACTCTCCATGTCCAAAGCCCCGTATGATCTGGAAGGAAAGAAATTTGGAAGGCTTCTTGTATTGGAGCCGGTAAAAGTAAAAAGCAACAACGGGGGCCGTCACTGGCGTTGTTTGTGCGATTGCGGAAACCACACAATAGTTAGAACTTCCCACTTGACTTCCGGACATACGGTGAGTTGCGGATGCCGCAAGGAAGAGGTCAAAAAGGAAATAGACAAGGCCCATGAAGCGGTTAGGGCCAAAGGCCGGAAAAAGAAACAGGTACAACGGAAACGCACCCTGCTTCCCCCCAACCTTATGGAACGCTTGAGGAAAGCGGAAGAGGGGATGGCTGCGTTTCGTTTGGACAATATAAGGCTAAAGGTTCAGATAAATGAGCTCAAGAAAAAGCTCAACAAAGTGTGTGCTACCCCAACACCACGCTATGGGCCAGAAAGTGAATTAGGCGATCCTCACTACTGTCCTGTGGACTATTCAACAGAAGGAGCTATGTATGGAACTAAATGGGATGACTTGTTCTGATCGGCCTTTGATTATTGGGTTTTCCGGAAAAATCGGGTGTGGGAAAACTACCATTTGTGAGCTACTAGAGAGATTGCTCAACACCCGTCTGGAACTTTCCGTAAAGACACTTTCCTTTGGAACCGTCCTGAAAAAGAGAGTAGCAAAGACGTTTAATTTTCCCCTGGACTGGTGCTACTCTACCGAAGGGAAAGCCGAATATGTTAAATTCTCCCAGCCGCATTACGTTCTGGAAGAAGAAATGCATACGTTCAAGGATGCCATCAACTTCAAAAAGCAGGTAAGTATTGTTCCGCACGTAAAGGGGATGAATGTACGAAATCTGCTACAGTGGTGGGGAACGGAAGTGTGCCGCCGACACGATCCCCACTATTGGGTCAAGGCGTGGAAGGCTGAATTAGGACGTACCGGAGTGGATGTTGTTTTGGTAGATGATGTGAGATTCCCCAACGAAGTTTATGCTGTGCGTGGTGGTGATTCCTACGGCGGCGTGTTTCGGGTACTTCCTTATGAAGGCTGGAACTTCTTTTCTTCTCATGAATCTGAAACGGCTTTGGACTCTTACGACTTTGGCGAATACTGGACTTTGTGTCCGGAAAAGGGTCATAATTTCCTTCAGCAAATCGCCTGGGACGTATTTGAGGCGGTTCAGTCCGGAGAAATCAAAACCCGAATCGCAAATATGAAACAGTGGGAGGGTATGTATGGCTTTGAATGATGGTCGCATTTCTTGGCCGGAATACTTTATGAGTATTGCCGTGCTCGTTGCGGAGAGGTCCACCTGCCTTCGTAGAAAGGTGGGTGCTGTGGCGATCCGAAACAGCAGAATCCTGGCCACCGGGTACAATGGGGCGCCCTCCGGAATCCCCCATTGTATTACTCGTGGGTGCTTACGGGAAGAGCTGGGGATACCCTCCGGAAAACAGTTAGACATATGTTGGTCCGTCCACGCAGAGCAAAATCTCATAGTCCAGGCAGCACTTCATGGAGTGAGTCTTCATCGAGCCGACGTTTACTGTACCTGTAAGCCCTGTTTTACCTGCGCAAAAATGCTAGTAAACGTGGGCGTCAAAAGCATCGTCACAGCCCACGTTTACCCTGACGAGAATACAGACAAACTTCTTTTGGACGCCAACGTGCGTCTCATCTACGTCTAGGAGGCGATATGATTCTTGCACTTCCACAAGCACGCCTAGTGCTTCCTGCCGACCATGAGACTTTAGTGGAGGTTTGCGCTACTGGCGCAGCCCTTTGCTATCGAAAGGATATTGACGACATGTCTTTTCCGGAGCTTGCCGACTTTCTGGAAAAACGCATTAAGATTGGCCACGAGTCGGTTATTGAACACGCCTCCTTTTCGGCGTTACTTTTGACCAACCGGGGCGTGACCCACGAACTGGTACGACACCGTATTGGAGTCGTCTTTACCCAGGAATCTACGCGATTCACTAACTACGAAAAGAAGGACGGCCATATCACCTTTATCATTCCCCCGCAACTTCGCGGAGAAGTAAGCCCTGGTGTGTGTACTACGGATGATGCCGAAAATTTACGACTCGAAGACGACATTGACGACGAGGCCGCAGATTGGGTGTATGACATGGCCCTGGCAGAACATTCTTATTTTCGAGCCTTGGGACGTGGGTGGGCCCCGGAAGAGGCGCGTTGCTACCTCAACAATGCTACCGCTACCCGGATTCTGGTCACAGCCAATATGCGCGAATGGCGTCATATCTTCAACCTTCGTTTCCACGGCACAACAGGACGGCCTCACCCGGAAATCAAGGAAGTTATCGGAATGGTTCATGAAGACGCCGCAACCCGCTATCCCACCTTTTTTGCATAAGGAGAACACCATGCCTATTGGAGAAATGACCTTCAATGAGTATCAGGAACTGGCCGCTGGAACGGCCATCTATCCCAATCGGGGCGAAATCGGGGGCCTGACATACACCGTCTTGGGGCTGAACGGCGAAGCCGGAGAAATCGCAGAAAAACTCAAGAAGGTAATACGCGACACAGACGGCGTGATTGACGAACGCAAAACCTACGAACTGGCAAAGGAACTTGGGGACGTTCTTTGGTACGTCGCAGAAACGGCCTCCCAGCTTAACCTGTCCCTGGGCCAAATCGCTGAAATCAACGTCGAAAAACTCTACAGCCGGAAAGATCGGGGCCAGCTTCAGGGAAGCGGTGACGAGCGGTAGTGGGCATATGATGCGTCGAAACGTTCCGAACAGCCCGACGCCCAACCTTACCCCCTACCGTTAAAATCATCTGGAATTTCGGCAAAACAAATGCCGGGTAAGCGCAAGGAGAGAAACGCTTACCCGGCATTTGCCGTTCCGGAGGGTGCCGGAAACTATTTTTCCAACGAATCGTACCAAATGCGCATTGCAGCTTTATCGGCATTGGACTCGTTCAAGGCGCGTAAGAGTTCAAGAGACCATCGCAGAAGATCGCCGTTTGTAATGTACTGGGTGGAGTTCGCTTCTATCTGCGGGACTTCCGTGGGAACCATAAGGCTTTGCGGGGGAAGCTCCCTTTTAATCACTACCTGCGGCACGTATTCCACCTGCTTGGAGCAAGACGCCGACAGCACCAGCAGGGAGAACAGAAGAATCCCAATCATTGGTTTCCGGATCATTTTTCATAGCCTCCGTGTATTGCTGGTAGAGAGAAGACCACTTTCTTTGTATCTTGTTTTTGTCTTCCGTAGCCTTCGCCAGTGCTTCCTCTAGGCGTCTTTGGCCGTCTATCGCTTCCTGGGCCGCTTTCTCGTTTTCTTTGGCCCACTCTACCGTCTTCTTGATCGTTTCTTCCAAACCGGCTTTCTGTTCCTTGAGCTGGCCTACCTCTTCCTGAAGGGAATCATTGCGCCACGACAGCCAACGAATACCAACTACCAGCCCCAGAATAATTACCAGCACAGTCACCGTTGCTGCTATTTGCATCTTGCTGAAGACCATTCCAATCCTCCTTGTACCGGGGGCCGCGTACCTTTAGGATGTTATAAACGTATTCCCGATTGATGTCAAAAAAAGACTTCTTGTAACCTGCTACTGGCTTGGTGTTCCGGTATGTGTGTTTTTCTACGTTTCCAAACCATTTCGAAGGATTGCACCCAGAAATCCCTTTACAAATGTTACGGTCCTTTATCAAACCGCCGACACCACCATTATACGCACAAAACATAAAGGCCATTCGATCATAGGGCGAATCCGTAAGGCTTTTGACGGAAAAATAAATGTGGCGATCATAAACTACAAGAGCGCGAAGTTGCATTCTGGGATTGTACCTGTCGGTCCACTCCCATGCCTGTAGTTTGGAATCCATCTGCTTGATGATTTCGAAGTTATTGAAACGATCTGTTATGGTTATTTGGCCAAGGCCAAATCCGTACTCCCTAGACGTTTTCAACTCCGCATGAGGATTCCAGCACTTGGAATGTTTCAACGAAATACATGTTTCTTGCTCTATCTGCCCCGCAAGCATATACGGCAGGTGGAGGTCGGGGAAAACCTCCACCTGTACCGCAAACAGAAGCGATAAGTACAGAATTGCTCCAGGAGGAATCATAACGCCCCCTATGGACGAATCCACCAAATAGGAATGATCGTCATGGCTAGATAGAATACCAAGACCATACAAAACACGATTGCCGAAGCAACAGGAGACTCATTGGCTTTTTCGACAAAGGCCCTCAAATCCAGATAAGGGACAACCACCTTGCGAACCAAGTGCCCCAGACCCAGGAGGGCATAAAACACACAAAAGGTCTTAACCAGAGCCTCAAACCCTTTCCAATCAGAAATCAGGACCAGTGTGGCAGGTAGGAATAAGTACAGAAATCGAAAATCACCCAAAACCAGAAGCGGCTGGACTGCTCTTTCTACAGACTTTCTCATAACTACTTCTCCAATTCGCAAATAGAGTTACACATACACAACAAGGTGGCTACCCTGGTGGCCAGTCCTTTCAAGTCGTTAAATTCTTCATCTTCCAGATCACGGAAATCCTCACAATAATCCACCATCAAAAACCCTATGGGAAGGCCGTTGTTAGCATATAAGCCCACACAATACACAGAATATATGCCTTGCATTTTCAATGTTTCGTAGGTAGAAGGGTCGATTTCTTTGAAGCAGTCTATAGAGGTACACCGCAACCCCTCTCCGGTTATGACCCTGCGGTTAAAAGAACAGAACATAGTAACTGGAAGGTTTTGGTATATGGGCTGAATCGGTTTTATTCCCAAAGCTACCGTTTCGTGTGTACACGAGCACCTAGCAAAATCCAAACCCATTACATTGTGGCCGCCGTTATGATAGCTGAATATCGTAATTCTGCTTGCTTCGTATTCGACAATAATGGCTCGGAGAATGTCCATTACCTGCTCATTGATGTCCATTACCTGAAGCATACGTTCCGGGTATTTCTTTCTGTGGCGTTCGCTTTCGTCCAAACGCATGGCTACTTCAAAAGCCTTATCCACTTTAGGCTTCAGCCACCTCCCCAAAAGAAACAGAAGAACGAGCGGAAGGCCATATGAGTTTACGAGTTTGAGAACAGTATCCAGAGTGAGAGAATCAACAGCCATTTTCGCGTTCTCCTTGTTTCATTATGGTTCTAAATAGGCATCACTCGTAATCGTCCCCTGCGCCAAAGTCGTCATAGTCTATCCAGTCTCCGTAATCTGTGTCTGAGCACATGAGCACCAGGGGTTTGCCCTTTGTGGCGGCAAGAAAGCTCCGAAGCCTCTCCCGTGCTGCTGGGTAGACGTAGAGATTCGTCATTTCCTCGCGTCCCTGCCCTATCCATAGACGCTGCCGCGTTTCGTGGCAGACAAGTTCGAATGTCCTGCTCATATCGCCACCCCTGCAGACCACCCAGCCGTCTTGTACGCAGACAGTTTTTCCTCGTCCTCGATGTACGTCACCCACCCCAGGCGGGGGGCGTAGAACACCCAGGTTGCCCCGTCCCACACGGCAACCTGCTTCTCCTTCCCTGCCCAGGTCCCGGTAGCCGCTGCGGCGACGATGTAGGTGTCTCCCACTGCGGGGGATGCCGGAGGCGTGGCCAGGTCGCGGTCCTTGACCGAGAGGTGGACGCCAACGCGGGCCAACTTGAGAAGATTCGCGTCCATCCCGACGTTCCATCCCGATTCGCCAAGCGTCCAGCCATATTGCAAGCCGAACCGTACATCTGTTTGTGCGGGCATAACTACTCCTTATTCCGGCCAGACCATGGCCGGCAGTTCAGCGATCAACTCTTCTGGCTTCGGGATCGGGCGAGTCCCGGCCTGACACTCTGCCAAGATCTGATACCCTTTAGTCCAGCAGGCATCGCGCCACTCGACTCCTGCCTGGCCTTCTGCCACGAATTTCGGACTTGGGCTTGTCGCGTAGGTGCATAGCGAAAGGATGCCGTCGTAGGCCCGCGCCTGCGCCGTCGTGTCGAGGTACTGCTGTATCACGCCGACGAGGTGCGCCTGCACTTCCTCGTGCGTCCACGGCACGACCTGCCAGCCCTGCACCCAGGAGCCGTCGATCTGTACGGGGCCAACCTGCTCGACGCGCTCATACGGCCCGCACTCAGGGGAGGGGGATGTTGCGACCCAGACGTAGCCATCGGGGAGGACGGCTGACGCGAGGTCCGCCGGAAACGATGTGGCGGGGAAGTCGACCTGGAGGTTGGCAGGTCTTGGGCCGTCGTCCGTAATTTTGAAAATCATGGTTGTCTCCTATGCGGTGGGTAGGGGCCACACGGGTGGCGTGTGGTCGCCGGTGTAGCGGACGCCCTCGGTGATGCGCATCCATCGCATATGCCCCGTATATGCAGCGCTTGGGGCTCCTGCCGAAAACATGCCGACCATCATTTGCTGGTGGCTCGCTGTAGACGGGGCGTTTGCTGATTTGTCACCGCTGGCAACTAGGGTGCCATCAACGTAAAGTTTCAGGTGACCAGATGTTAGTGACGGATCGTATGTGATGCAGATCTTGCTTGTCGTGTTTACGGCAAATACATAATTAAGGGTCACATTAATTACGTAAGAATTTGACACCCTGCGAGTGATAAACACGTAAATTTTGCTGTTTGTGTATGCGACAAAAACGCCGCTATTAGATGTTGTTCCTCTGGTTGTGTCTATTATAGCGTCGTCATTGCCTATCTGAGACGGACGCAACTCGGCTTCCAACGTCCACGCACCGCCGTTGTGCATAAATGCAAAATCAGTAGTGCCCCCAACATCCAGCCGGTCCCCATTGCCGTCAAACAGGATTGACGGATACCCGAGCCCCGTGGACACAACCGTGTTGCCGACCACGCCGACTGTCTTACCCGTGGCGTCGGAGATTACCGAGCCGGATTCGGGAGCCTGTACCAGCAAACGCACGTTGCTCCATAGCGGATCGCCCAATGTTTTCCGCACCATCAACCGCTTCGCCAGTTTCATGCCGAGTCTCCAGAATACAGCCGAAACAGCGTCGTCCCGACTTTCCACAGCACAATCACATTGAGGCCAGCGGCAAGACCGGTGGGCCAATCACCAATGATGGTGCTCGTCGGCCATGTGACACTGTACGCTCCAGGAGTAAGGTGCAGCGTCATGGACTGGCCGTCCGTGAGCGTATCAACTGGCGTGGAGTTGCCTGTCAGCGTCCACTTTGCGATGGAGCCGACAGCCGGATCGTCGGGGTCAAGGTCCGGGGCTGTCCCGGTCAATTCGCCAACAACTTCCGTCATAGCGATGGAGTCTGGCGCGACGGCGAATTGTGTGCCGCCAGGCCCGTCAAGTAGCGGTTCAAATTTCATAATAAACCTCGGTTGTGCCGTGATACACCTGCGATGCGCCATGATACACGGGCAGTTGAGAGATATAGTCAAATGTATGCGAGAAAACCTGAAAACTCTCCAACGCATCACGCACCGACCAAACTTCCAGCCGCACCTCGCCACGATAGGACGGCGTGAATGCAACAGTATTGCCGGTGATCCCTGTCGAAGCATCTAGTTCAGCCTCGGTGTCCGCACGTACTAACCTGGCCGAATACGTCACTCCCGCCTCCGGGCCGACACTCCCATCAGTCCACCCAAGCACCGATCCGCCCGTCTGCTGGATGCGGTCCCGGTGGACCCATGTTGCCACAATGCCGACGAGATCGTCGGCAACTACCGTTCCAGGAAAGTACACGCCGCCAATTTTCACATCAGCCGGAGGATACGGGCGGACGGCCCGCTGGTCCATCACAACGGAGTCAACCGGGGCATCTGCGATGGCCAGGGGGCCCTGGCCGCTGGCTGTCAGGATCTTCACATCCACTTCGTCGCTGGCGACATACTCCACGTCATCACTGGCCGCGTATCCGTCCCAGATTACGACAGCAGTGCCATCCGCATGAGCTGTCGGAACGGTGTCCAGGCACCCGCGCCGGATTGTGGCTACGCCGTCCACGATGGACTCGATGACGACGATCTCATCGTCAATCTGAGCCAGGCTGCCATCCGCAAACTCATCGAGGTCCACGCCGTCCCTGAGCGTTGCCGTCGTGTCGAGGTGGCCGATAGCTCCATCCAGGGCCGCGCAGGGGCAGAAATCCAGCGTGCCACCCTCAGAGTAGCCTGCCCCGGAATCGACCTGCAGTTCGGCGTTGATCTCTGCGGCTGGACGTCCTGCGGCTACCATCAGGTAGCCCAGTTCTGGCAATCCAGAGAGCTTCGCGGCGGTGTCCACCTCTCCGAGTTGGCGCACAATCTCGTAGTATGGCGTCTCCATCACCAGTCGTGGCGTTGCCGGGAGCGGCGCTACTGACGGATTGGTCCACTCGGTCGGCTCGGCCTCGACGTAGACGATGTCCGGCAGGGAAAACACGTCCTGAGCGCACTGGATGCGGACGGTGTTGTCCACCCCATCGCCAAACGCAATCTCGGTCACGCGCATGATGTACGAGGTCGCAATGCCGTTGCCGTCCTCGTCTGTCTCGGTCCAGTTCCACCGAAAAACGCTGCCGATATTGAGGGCCGCCGCATCCCGCTGGGCATAGATCGTGGCCGTCACGAGCGGAGTGCTCATGGCTTTCAGGTCACGCGCTGCCGCCCTTGCAGCGATGGCCTGATTTGCAAACCCCATGTACTCGACGGTCGCCGCGATGATCGCACCCTGCTGTTGGATCATCGCCAGATTTTGCAGCGTCACCGTCTCGACCTGGCCAGTTTCGTTCGAGTTGTAGGTGACTGTGATTTCGTTGACGAGTTCCGCCAGGGTTTGCTTTGAGTAGCCCTCGACGCGAGAAATGTTCGACTGGTCCAGGACGAACAGTGACGACTCGTCATAGTCGTCGCGGATCAGCTTCAGTTCAAACTTCCCTGTCGCACGGTCGACGTAGAGCGTGGCGTCAATGTGGCGGATAATCTCTTCAACAAAGTCCTCGATGCTCGTCTGCTGGCTCCAGAGGATGGATATGCCCATTTTTTCCGCGAAAAGCGTGCTTGCTGCCAAGACAAAGGACTCGCCCATGTCCGATTCAGGATAACCCATACCCCAATTTGTATCTGTCAAGCACTCGCGGACAATGTGGGCTGGGTTCATATCTCTAAAATAACCCTCGACATCCAACCCTGGGTCAAAAAAACTCTGGCGAAAAACAATTTCTCCGTATTTGGTGACTACAAGAGGCGGATTAATGCTAGCATACGAGTTTTCAATCTGATAGCCGTTGATGATAGATAATGATCCTGCAATCGTCACAGTTCCTACAACGCCCACATAAAGCAAAGAAAATTCGATTGTGTAATCCTCTTTCTGGACGATAGAAGCCGAATACTGTCTGCCAGGAATAAGTGGCGTATCAGACAGCGCAGCGCCTCCAAAATAGGGCAAATCCCCGTGTAGGGCCGACCATGGCCGAAACTGATAGATTGCACTACCGGAACTGTTTAAAAAGTTCATTACAGCGGAGTCTTTCCCAGCAACCGCGGATTCGAGCATAAAATTAAATTCAATCCTGGACACCGCTCCTGAAAAACTACCCACGCTGGTCGCCTTGGCAGATCCAACGCCTTGCTTTGACAGGTTGTGGGTGATGCTATTCCCGAGCGCCAACCACACCCCTGGCTGTGACCCTTCAGGCACCACTAGACTCCAATCGCTGAACGGAACCACCGACTCCTCGGAAATAGGTGGATAGGAATCGTCCACACGATAGTAGTTGATGGCTGACTTTTCATTGTACCACTGTGCTGTTCCGTCGCTCCTGACTCGTATCCGCTGTAATAGCCACCCCCAGTCCTTCAAATACGGGTTTAGTCCAATGTAGACTTGCCGGAGAACGGCACAGCACACGCCGCGAAACGCGGGAAGAAGGTCAGCGCCAAGCTTGGCCGCCAGGTAGGAGTTTTGGGCCTGCGTAGGCCCGCCCATTTCGATGTCCACCCGACCCGTGACGCCCCCCTCACGGTTCTCTCCTCCGAACAGTCCTGGCTTGTCGATGGTCAACGCGCCGCCGCTGTTTTCGCCCACCCACGCTTTTTTCCCGCCGACACGGATGCGCACGAGCTTGTCAACAGGGCCATGACACAAGGCCATGTGCATGCCGACGTAGTATTTGTACCCGACGGTAACTTCTTTGCTACTGCCGCCCATTTATAGCTCCTGCTCCGACCGTGCCGCAGCGGCAACCTGTAGGGCCATAGCGTCGCCTGTTCTTTCCAGGGCCTCCACGGGCAGGCCAGCGCGCAGAAACTCGGACCAGTCCAACCCGTGGCGCTCAAACCACGCACGCGCCCCGCGAGAGCACATCTTACATTGCCGGATATGGCGCATCGTGAACTTGACTTCGCTCATTTCTTGCCGCCTTTCTTTTTGATCGCCACGGTATGCGTGTCGCCCCACCAAACGATGTTCTGGCCGGTGATTTCCCTAGACCCGAAAAGCATCGGGATTTCAGCCCCGGCGGTGGCGATGGCCTTCGCTTCGATGGTCCCAGGCTTCGGCGAGTCGTATTTGACCTTGGGCCGGAAGATGTAGCCGATGACCAGCGATGCGACGAAAAAACCGAGTTCGATCCACATTACACGAGGCTCCTTCCGTCAAACGGATTGCGGGACGGAATCCATGG